ACAAATAATATGATAAAACCCTTACCTCCATCTTATATTTTTAGCTATATTAATTTGCTGTTTCTAGTCTTAGGTTTGACTTATATGAATCATTTCTAATTCAAGTCAGATCCGGACAGTGTGAATCGAACACACGACATTTGGAGCTACAATCCAATGCTCTACCAACTGAGCTATATCCGGTTTGTTGCTGATTACATTTTACGGTGCTCTTCCCCTGAGCTATGGTCCCCTAATAATAGGATAGGACCAGATGGTTTCGATCCATCGACCTCCGGCTTATGATGCAAAATAACTGCTGTTAGTAATCTTAGTGCCTTTTTTTAAGTCGGCTTCTTACTTTCACCTCCGCTCAAAACAGGGGTCGAACCTGTGACCTTGCGATTAACAGTCGCACGCTCTAACCAACTGAGCTATTCGAGCCTTTGAGTATTAAATACTCATTTATTATTTAAATTGTTTTTTAAATATATTATTAGAAAATTTTGTATTGATTATAATTGATTATTTAATCAGCATCTGATTTTTTTTTACGAACAATTTTCTTTTTCTTTTTTGGTTTAGGTGCTTCAACTACAACAGCATCATCATCATCATCATCAGGTTCTTCATCCACTTCATCTTCATCTTGACCGTCATCATTATCACTGCTGTTTACATCAAAACTAGGACATGCAACTGCTCCTACTTCTTCTTCTTCTTCTTCTTCCTCTTTCTCTTTTTGATTTAGCTCTTCTTCAACAGCTTCATCATCAGAATCATCCATCAACATACATTTACCTTGTCCTACCAATTGACGCGGAGGTCTTACACAAGCTTGTTGTAGTCTCCATGTTACACCGAACTTACCACCTACAAACCATAGACCACCACATTGAATTAGACCCTTTACACTACTACCCTTTGGAACTAGTGTCATTGGTGTTTGACCGTCAGTGTCATCGCGATTAGGACCGAACGTGCATTGACCTTTCATATCAAACAATTCGCAATTGAACTTTCCATTCCAATATGGAAGTTTAACACTAAGTGTTGGATCGCGCTCCAAGTCTGATTCCCCTGAACCATCTTTTTTCTTAGGATATTTAAGCAATGGATTAAACAATGCCTCAGCGACTTGCCTATTCATCTTACTCTTACCAAACCAATCCTTAGAATTATTGACCGCATCATCCAAAATCTTTTCTTGTAGCTGTTTAACTTGCTCCAAAAACTTAAATTCGGCATCACTCTTTTCTGGATTAAATTGTAGGGATAGGGAATACTTAGCAACACCGCTGCTCTCATCAACCCATTCACTTACACCCCAACTAAACATAAGAGGGATTTGTAGCGTAAGCCACTGTCCGTTATGGGTTAATTTGACTGCTTTACCGCCGCGCTTGTCGACAGTAGGTGGTTTGTATTTAACATTACCACACCAATTAGATTTCGCTTTTACAAAACTAGGAGAACTCATTTTATAAATTAATATATATGATTTTTTTTAAATCAATTTTTTATATATTTAACGGCTTTTCTTTCATGTTGAAACTTGGGACTTTAATCTTTATTCCAAGAATTTAATCGTTTATTTCTAAAAGCGGGGTTTTTAAAATTTCCATCGTTATTAGGTGATGTGTGTTTATTAGGATGAATGTTAAATTCCCTTTTATTTATCTTTTTTCTGGCTGGTGGATTCCGTTTAAAGTCAATTGTTTTAACTTTTGTATGTGTATGGTTGGTTCTAGGAGAGAAAGTTTCTTGTAATTCATTTATTTCATCCGCAAAAGTTTGCTTATACCATTCATGAGTTTTTGGAGTAGTTACACTTGCGACTTCCTGTGAAGAAAATTTTAATCTTCTATTATCAACGGGTGTTAAAGGTTTGCTTGGGTTTACATTTATAGTAAAACTGTCTTTATTAATATTAGGAACGGGTAATGTTAGAGGTAAAACTGATGGAACTGGTGGAGGTTTTAAAGAATTTAAAGTTTTCTTTGTTTTTGTTGGTACTACTGATTTTGAAAATCTTTTTCTAACGTCCGGGAGTTTTAATGGTGGAATATCATTTTCAATAACATTCGTTTTTAGTTTGATCTTTACTCTTTTCAAATAGCAAATAGTACAAAAAGATAAACAAGTTATAGTCGAAAAAATAGTAATTAATATAACAGCCGTATTATCGTTTTTATTTTCAGGAACAATAGATTTTTCGTCTGTATTTGAAATTGAAGTATCATAATATATACTTTTATTAAATTGAGTTATATTTTTATTATCATTTATAGATTGTGTAGTAACAGTTGCTTGCGTTGTTGTAGGTATTGTAGTAGTTGTAGGTATTGTAGTAGTTGTAGGTATTGTAGTAGTTGTAGTAGTAGTAGTAGTAGATGCTGTCTTGGTAGTTGTTGGTAAATCTGTAATTGTAGAGTTAGGGTTAAATTCTGTTATATTGATTGTATTTACAATATTGCTTGTATTTTTTACTATAGAAAAGTTTGAAATTATATTACTTACATTAGAATTATTTAATATATCTTGTATTGAAGAATTAAAATTATTAATATCAAAATTATTTTCATTTAAAATTAATTCAGAATTAGCAGGATATTGTGTATCAAAAGCGTTTTTATATATATTTAAAGGGTCTTCTACACACATATAGACGCCGATTTTAGATACAGTTACTCCATTGATTTCATTATTCATACCCCATAATTTATTACAATTTGTATCAATAGAAAATACTGATGAAATCATCAATAAAAATATTAGTATTTTATTAATCATATTACATAATACAGTTTAAACGTATTTAAATGTTTATATATTTAAATAATAAATATAAAAATAATTTATAGATATTATTTATATGACTGAAATTGTAAATGTAAAAGAAAAAAAAGTTCTTTTAGCTTTATCCCCAAAAGCATATTTAAATACGTTTATATTTGATGATGTAAAAAATATTAAAAGAGGCAAAAAAAAGATATTGGAAAAAGATTTTATTATACCTGAATATAATGAGTATGAAAATGTAATATCAAAAAATTATAATGTATCACAGTTGAAGAAAATTTTAAAGTATTACAAATTAAAAATATCAGGAAACAAACAAGAAAAAATTTCAAGAATATATAATAACTTGAAATATTCTTATTATGCTATAAAGATTCAGAAAATATTTCGTAAAAATATAATAAAAAATTTAATACAATCCAAAGGCAAAGGATTATTTAATAGAAATATATGTGTAAATGAATGGGACCCATTAACATTAGAACCACTAACAGATATTAATTTTGATAATTATATATCTATAGAAGAATCGGGTAAAACATATGGTTTTAACATAGCCTCTTTTTATAATTTATGGAAAAGAAAAGCATTGGATAAAAACACAATAATTAATCCATTTTCTAGAAATTCAATTAGTCGACGCTATTGGGAGAATTGTCTTTACATTATATACGTATCAAAAAAAATTAATAGAAATGTTATAATTCAGAGAGAAGAAGATGAAATACTTTCTATAATAAAGAAGATTGAAATGAGAACTACTAGTTTATTTCAGAAAATTGATGAATTGGGGTATATCACAGATATAAATTGGTTTATGAACTTATCTAGATTAAGACTTGGTAGATTTGTAAAAGAATTAAAAGAAATCTGGAGTTATAGATTGCAAATACCACAAGAAATAAAAAATCAAATATGCCCGCCTAATGGTATGCCATTTATAGGAATACATCTTTTAGATATTCTACATTTATCTAAAGAAAATTTAAGAAAAAAATGTTTAAAAGTAATGGAAAATTTAATTTCCGGCAATGATCATGATTCGAAACACGTTGGAGCTACGTATATTTTAGGAGCTTTGACCTTAGTATCAGGTGCTGCTGCAAATTCTATGCCGTGGTTGTTTCAATCTTTTATGTATAATGTAGGTGGTCCTCCAACACCACCACCAAATACACAGGTTTAATTTTATGGTGCGTTTTCGTCATAAATTGAATTAAATATATTATTATAAAAATCAATATAAAAAGAACTCGATAAAGGTAATCATAAGATGCCCAAGAAAAAGGTCACCTCAAAATCCTCGAATGCTTCCAAAGCCACCAAAACAGCTGTAGTTCAACAAGCAGCACAAGTTGCTCCAGCAGCAACCCCATCCGTTGAATCACCGTCCACACAAGTTCAGCTACAAGAACAATTCACTTCTCTATTAGCACAATTGACCGCATTGCGTTCTCAATTGACTGCGGTGACTACCCAAGCGCGTAGTCTAGCAAAACGGGCTGACCGTGAATTGAAACACGCTCAAAAGCAAGGACGCAAGAAGCGTAAGTCAGGAAATCGTGCTCCTAGTGGTTTTGTAAAACCAACGAAAATCAGCAATGAATTGGCTAGTTTCCTTAACAAACCAAAAGGAACTGAAATGGCACGCACCGAAGTCACTAGGGAAATTAATAACTACATTCGTGAAAACAAACTTCAAGACCCAAAGAATGGTCGCCATATTCTCGCTGACAAGAAATTGAAAACTCTATTGAAATTGAAGAATACCGATGAATTGACTTACTTCAATCTTCAACGATTTATGAGCCCTCACTTCGCAAAAGCAAGTAGCTCTACTACTAGCTCTACTACTAGCTCTACTACTAGCTCTACTGGCTCCAACTAAATATATAATTAATAAAAAAATAATAAATGATACTAATAATTATATTAATATCATTATCTACCATAATCAAGGAAATATAAAATTATCTATTTCTAATATTTCATATAACTTTTTCTTATTATATTTACCTCTCAATAGTTCATTGTTGTCTTTACTTATATCAATATTAAACAACGAACAAATTCTGTTGTAATTGTCTAGATTTATTTCATTATAAAAATTTTCTTTTATCCAGATAATATACGATTTTTCTGTAGATTTATTTTTCCACATTAAATAATACTTGTATAATTTAAACACCGGCCTTGTATTATTATCATAATCTGTTCCACATAATATACACATTGTTTTAAAATTTGTGTATGAGATATCTAACTTTTTTAATATCTTGTCTGTATCGTACAAACACATAGTTTGTTTTTTTATATTTAAATATCTTAAAACACGAGGACAGCCATATACAAATAAATCCATATCATCACTTATACAAGCATATGCTTTTTTTTGCAATACCATCTTAGCACAAAGAACATCTGCCTCACCTTCTGCTATTACTTGTGTTATACCATACGAATCTAATAATTGTTTTATATTTTCTATATCTACCTGTTTAATTCTTACTATTTTTTTTCTTAGACCTTCAATTTTTTCTAATAATAAAGTGTCTTCTTTTTTATTTTTTTCATATGTCTCTTTCATTAAATAATACTTTTCTGTTAATTTTCTTTTTTCTTGTTTCCTTCTTTCTATTTCTGCCTTTTTTTCGGTAGGTGTTTTACCATCCCATACAAATATTGGTGTAATTTCATATTTTTTAAATAAATTACATAATAAATAAAATCCTTCTATCAAAGATAATTCTTGACGAAATTTATACATATATATATGCGTATCTATACATATTATTTTACCTCTCAAATCATTTAAATGGACCGTTTTTAAAGTATGTTTACAAGTATACTTTATAAATTGGTTAAGTAATTTAATTCCCATATATTGATCAAATTATAAATATTATTTTTTAATCAATTTTTATGAAAATATAGACATTCTCATAGTTTCCAATAATTTACTCTCTTGGTTTTCAATATAGTATTTACTCATCCATTTTAAATTTTTTATTAGTTTGCCAGATTTATAATTATTTTTTATAAATTTGAATATCTCTTCTAGCATTTTTGCCGTCTTTTTAAAACATATAATATCGTTGTTATTCTCATAACACAAATTGAAAAACGAATTATAATTCATTAGAAATATAAGTTTTAATATATAATATTCAAATACATGTGTCTTTTGTCTATACGTATTTGGTTTAAATAAATTTTCATAATCTATTATTTCCAAAAAATGTAATATTTTTACTACTTGAAACATAGAAAATAATGTCTCTATATATATCATTACTTCCCAATTTACCAAAAATTCTTTTTCGTTTTTTGATAAAAATGTTGATATAAAAGTTGTATTTAAAAATATAGCCCAAAATTCACTGTATGATTCACTTATTTCAAACTCACTTTTTAATGGAAATATACTTTTTACATCATTTCTTAATTTTTTGTAATCAAGTCCCGAAAAATCCATACATAATGAATGCATTGTTTCATGCATCAATACTTTAAACCACTCTTCTTTTCTATATATCAAACATTCGCCATTAACCGCACAAGCATAGGTTACTGCCGTATTACAATTTACCTGATCTAATATATCTGTTTTACTTTTCGGCAATACTTTATTATGTTCGCTGAAATAAATATATAATATAAATTTCTTTTGCTTACTATCTGAGTATTTATATATAAATTTTAACCATGTATATATTTTTTTAAACTTTTCATGATAACTATTTGTTTCTTCATTATCTTTTAAAACAAAATTTACTGTCAAGTCAAATTTGTTTATTTTTGCTTTAAATACAAACATATTTTTACAGTTCATTATTTCATTAGATATACTTTTTGGAATATATCTTGAATTAAGCAAAGAAGAATCATCATCAATTTGTTCAATTTGAGATGTATAATTAACAGTTTCTCCAGTGATTTTTTTTATATCATTGTAATATTTTTTTAACGTGGTGCTTAATACAGAGGATAATTCCTGTGTTTTCAATGGAAATTCCATAAAATCTTTGAAAAAGGGTTTCATTAAATCTACCTGCATTTTTTCCAATTTCATATATATATTATAAATATTGTTTATAATATATTTAACTAGTTTTATTATTGTAATTCTTTTCTAATTCTCATAGTATCATAAAATACTACATCTGAACTAGCCCTTACTATATGTTGTAATTTCGCATCTTTTGTTTCTAGTAATATTTTTTTAGCATCTTTATTTTGATTATATTTTGCTCTTTGTCCGTTTTCCATTACTTTTTCTTGTCTACCATCTTTTCCAAAAAAGTCTTCGTCTGTTTTTATTCCTTTTCTTTCAGGTATTTTTTTTCCTTTAATTTTACCCGTTTTTCCTCCAAATGATTTCGCAAGAACTGGATCTTTTGACATTTCTGGATGTGAATTTTTAGAATTTAATGTAAATGATTCAAAAAACTTTTTATTATTTGTAAATTTATGTGCATGATAATAATGTTCTACTGATTGCCATTCATATTCATTGCCAAATTCATCTTTACCCAATTTAAAAGGTGTTTTCGCAAAATTAGATAATGTTTTGCGCCAATTTGGAATTTTTTTTAATTCTTTAAAGTCTTCTTTTCTTTTTTCAGGTATTTTCTCTCCCTTACCCTCGCCGGGAGCAACATTTTTTGATTTTGAATAAAATCTAAATATAATACCTTCGTTATATAATTTATTATCATCTTCTTTCTTAGTTGGCTCTGTTTCTATTTCTATTTCTTCTGGTTCTTTTTTTAAATCTATTTTATCTTTATCATCTAACCCTTTTTGTATACCAAAATGATTAGTAAATTTCGGTATATAACTGTATATATTTTTGCCTTTACTGCTTAAACACTTTTCTCTTATAAGACTTTTTATTCCAAATGGTATTTCATGAAATCTAAATATTGATTTATTATTATAACTTATTAACTTGTAATGATTTCCCGTATGTTCTGCTATAATGTAAAATCTGGGTTTAAATACTCCTTTTTTTACTATAGATTCACTTACCATATCTCCACAAGATAACACATTTTCCATATCTTTTTCTCTATACTTCAAACTACTAAGTATAATCATCTTTATATTTAATACTTCTTCAAGTATTGAAATAGAAGAACTATCAGCCCAAAATCTACAAGTTCTAACGTGTTTACGTAATTTATCTAATGTTGTTATCCCTTTCATCCAATTATAATCGCCTCCTATATCTTTTAAATCTTCTAATTCTGTTTTCTTTTTTTTAAAGTCCTCGTTGGTAGTCCTTAGATATTTTTTTAATTCATCTATTTTATTTATTACCTCCTTTTTATCACTATGTTTGTCTACTCTATCATATATTCCAGTCTGTAATTCTTTTTTTAATTTCATATATTCTTTCTTTTTTGTATTGCCATCGAGGCTCATTTTTTTTATTTCGTCATTTAAATTATCAATACCGTTTTGTGTCATATCATAATATTCTTTATATGTTTCAAAATTTTTATGGTTCATATATTCGGCTAAAATTCCTCTTAATTTATTTACTTTAACATGTCTTCCTATATCTTTAAAGCCTTCTCTAACAACTGCAAATAAACAGTCGCCATTACTTTCTACATCTTTTATATCATATAAATCATTATGTAAGAAAGCTCTAACCCAAATAGTCGCTTTTCTTGGAACATATTTTTTCCGTCTTTTTTCATCATCTTCGTAACTTTCTTCTTCTGGATAGTCATCATCATCATCCTCATTAATATTCAAAGCATTTACGATTTTATCTTTTTTCACATCATTCAAACTTTCAGGTATTTCTTCTACTGGTTCATCATCTATAGGTAAATTTTCATTTTCTATACATTTTTTTATATAATCTTTTGTAACAAAACTAAATAAGATAGGTCCTTCTATCAAAGAAATATCTAGGTCCCCATCATCATCTATTAATGAACTATATGAAGATGACAAAAATTCATATATTCCTATTTGATATATTTTGTCTTTTTCGTCTGCAACCAAATATACCGGAACATACGTTATATCAAATTTTTTATAATCTTCTTTTATTTGACCTACAGCAATGACAACTTCATTCCCTTTTATATTCATTCCATACAAAGATACATCTTTATTCTTATCTTCTTCTTCTATTTCTTTATTTTCTTTGTATTCTAAAGCAGGATCAATTTTGGATACTACCATTATATATTAAACCAATATATATTTAATATTTAATTATTTATAATTATAAATTGTTTCAAATAGGGGTCTTCGCGTAATTGTTCCAAGTAAAACCAATGTAATTTTCTTTTTTCTACTGTATCGTAATTAAAATCATTTTGTTCAAAAATTATGATTTCGTGTATCAGATCTAATTTCCTTTTTTTTCTTTTACTTATATCATAATACCCAGCTATTAATTCAAGTTCTTTTTTTGTAAAATTTTCATTATAATCTTGTTCTAGCAAAAAAAACATTTCTGAATAATTGTCATCGTAATCTTCTTTGGTAGCATTAATTTCTTTTTCTTTTTCTTCTATAAAATTTTCTAATTCATCAAAAGTCAATCCCACTTCATCTTTATTATATTCTTTTAAACTATACTTTATATTTTGTGGTTGTCTAGACATATATTAATTAATATAACTATCTTGTTTTTATATTAATTTATTAATCTTCTATTTCTTCCAATACATCTAGACATTTAAATTTCATTTTCTTTGTTATATTAGATTCACTTATATTTGTTATTTCTTTTACAATATTTTCCCATTTATCCGGATCTTCTTCTAATTTATTCTTACCTGCCAATACAATAATTGATATATTTTCAAAGAATTCTTCTTTATTATTGGTTTCCATATCTTTTATTTTTTCAAACAGTTTGAATAAAAAATCATACATTACATCCATGTTAATTATATCATAAATCATTAAATTTACAAAAAAACTACTTCTACCTTTCCTATGTTCGTTTTTTTTATTTGTTTCACATAACAAATTGTAACTTAAACTTGTATTTTCTTCTTTTTCCTCTTCATCTTCTTGTTCATCTTTATTTTCAAATACACTCATATATTCATTAAAATTCACTAAACATGTTTCTTTCATAGAATTAAATTCATTTATCAGATTTTTGTAAAGCTTGGCATACAAACTAGACCAAAAAGTATTTAAACTCCCTATTTCAAAAATACATTTCGCTATTTCATTTAAATTTTCATCCGTATTATCGTCTTTGTTTATTTGCTTTCTTATTGTTTTTTTTATAGTATCATTGATTTCATCAAAATTTTCTTTTGTTAATTTATTTAAATTACTTCGTATATCATCGATTATACATTCAAATCCGTCTTCGTTTTTATCTAATTTTGTCAATTTAAAATTTCTTATATTTTCCCAATCTTGTTTTGTTATCATATTATCCTTTTTTTTTGGTTGTCTATTTCTTTTTTTAAATACTGGTGTTTTGTTATATGTAGGTGCTCCTACTTTTTTCGCAAGATCATTAATTATTTGAATTACATCAAATGATAATTCTGGTATTTCTCCTTGTTCTCTTAATATCGTAATAAATTGCATATCATATTGTACTAATCCTGTCATTTTATGATAATATTAATACCAATATTGCTTTTATATGTTTTTTTTATATATTATTTTTAATAAACTTAAAAGCATCTTATTATATATTTATAATATGTCAAGTTCTAACGATCATTACATTATAAATAACTGGGAAGATGAAAAATTAAATTTGAAAAATAGTTTATTGAGAGGCATCTACTCATTTGGTTTTGAAAAACCAAGCTCTATACAAAAAGAGGGTCTTTATTCAATGGTTTACAATAAACATAAAGACGGATTGCGAGATATTATAGCTCAAGCACAGTCAGGAACAGGTAAAACAGGACTATTTGTTGTAGGTTCTTTACAAATTATAGACGAAACTAAAAAAGAACCACAAGTAATTATATTAGCACCAACAAGAGAATTGGCAGAACAATCTTACAATGTCGCAAATAACTTATCTCATTATATGGATATTGAAACTATTTTACTAAAAGGCGGCACATCCGTCCAAGCAAATAAAAAAGAATTAGCTGATAAATGTCCGCAATTATGCATTGGAACTCCTGGTAGAGTTCAAGATATGATTAGAAGAGGTTATTTAAAAACTCAAAATTTAAAAACTCTTGTTATAGACGAAGCCGATGAAATGCTTTCTCAAGGATTTAAAGAACAAATGTATAAAATATTTCATGTTATGCCTGATAATATTCAAATTGGTCTATTTTCAGCAACAATGCCAGCAGAATTACACGAACTTACAAAAGCAATTACTAGAAGTCCTACTAAAATTTTAGTTAAAAACGAAGAATTAACTTTACAAGGTATTGCACAATACTACATTAATTTAGCAGATGATTCTCAAAAATACGAATGTATTAAAGATTTATTCTCTGGTTTATCTATTTCACAAGCCATCATTTATTGTAATAGCGTTAATAGAGTAAATGACCTTGAAGAAGCGATGGTTACTGATAATTTTCCTGTTAAAAAAATTCACGGCAAAATGAATGAAAAAGAAAGAAGCACGATATTTAAAGAGTTTAAAAACGGCGGTTGTCGTGTTTTAATTACATCTGACTTATTTGCCAGAGGTATTGACGTTCAACAAGTTAGTATTGTAATCAATTTTGATATTCCTAGAAATGAAAATACTTATTTACATCGTATTGGTAGGTCTGGACGTTGGGGTAGAAAAGGTGTAGCAATTAATTTTCAAACAAAATATGATTCAAATCGCCTTCAAACATTTCAAGAATATTATCAAACTGTCATTCATGAAATGCCTGTAGATTTTACAAAACACCTACAACCTTAATATTATTATATATATATATATGAATAAATGTTGTATTTGGATACAAAGTTTCCCTCCATTTAGAAGGAGTGCAATATGCCCAATGTGTTTCGAATACAAGTGGCTTCTTAATAAATCAATGCAAAATTTTGAAAAAACTGGATGTTTAAAATGCAGCTTAAAAATAAAAAATGATTACAACCGATTAGAATATGAACTTATTAATAATATAGTTAATAATTTTAATACTAGATACAAAGTATCTGGTAGATATGAATAACTCGTTATTATTTTTATTCTATTTTCTTTATTTTAATAAATGCAAAATAAAGAAATAGCCCATGTAGATTTTAAAATACCTTTAAAATATCAAAAAACATATCCCATTGAAAATAATTTAGTAAATGATTTAGAATTATTTGAAACTCAAAATCAATCAAATAAACCAGTAATTAATTACTTATTTAATCCAACAAATGAATTAGGTAAAAAAAATTTAAGTCAATGGGATTGTTATACCACAGATACTAACTTTTTAACCGATTCTCAAAAATTATATAATAATATCAATAAATTGAAAGAAAATCATAAAATTATCGATGATATGATAAAAACATGGAAAGAAGTTAAAACTATTCAAAATTTTGATGAACGGTTTCAATATATAGAATGGGATAGAATTGCTTTTCTTAATACTTGGCCGGTTGTTATGTATATTTTAAGTTTTTTAAATATTACTGCTCCTTTAATGCAACTTATCGCTCCTATTATGGCTTTCATTCTACCATTTTTCTTATTAAAAGCCGCTGGACTGCCTATAACTATTAGTAAATATAAAGAAATTTTAACAAAAGTAATTTCAACCAACGCACTATATAGACTTTTTACTGACTTTAAGGATGCTGATATAAAAAAAAAATTAACTATGGTTTTCACAGTTGGATTGTATTTTTATAACTTATACCAAAATCTTTTATCTTGTTATAGATTTTATATAAATTCATTTTATATTATTGAAAAAATAAAGATTATGAAACATTATTTGAAATATACAATAGACCAAATAGATTGTTTTAAATCAAATATTAATAAGTATCCATCATACTCACAATTTAATTCAGATATAGAACATCATAAAATACATCTTGAAGCATTATATAATAATCTAAACTTTTTACCTGAAAAGTTCTATACATCAAATACAATTCCTACTTATGGTTATATTATGAAATATTTTTATGACATTTATAATTCAGATGATATAAATAATCTAATTGAATATAGTTTTAGCTTTAATGGTTACATTAATAATATAATTGGTATTCGTGAAAACATAAATAACAATAGTATAAATCAAACAACATATAGCAATAAAAACAAGGCAAAAATAAAACAAGTATATCATCCTACTTTATCAAATGAATGTATCAAAAATAATATAGATTTCAATAAAAGTATTATACTTACTGGTCCAAATGCTGCCGGCAAAACAACTTTACTTAAATCTACAATTATCAATATATTATTTAGTCAACAAGTTGGATATGGATTTTATAAATCTTGTGAATTAAATCCTTTTGACTATTTTCATTGTTATATTAATATACCAGATAGTGTATCAAGAGATAGTTTATTTCAAGCAGAAGTTAGACGATGTAAAGATATATTAAATGTTATTGAAACTCAACATCATTTAAGACATTTCTGTGTATTTGATGAATTATATTCTGGAACAAATCCATATGAAGCAATTAGCAGTGCTTATTCTTATTTAAATCATATAACCAAAAATAAAAATATTAAATTTGTTTTAACAACTCATTATATTAAATTGTGTCATTTATTTAAAAAACACAAGGAAATTAAAAATTATAAAATGAAAGTCAAAATGACTGATGAAGATAAACCAATATATAGTTATAAAATAAATAAAGGTATATCAAAAATAAAAGGCGGTATTTCTATATTAAGAGATTTACAATACCCTGATGATATTATTTTAGAAGCTAAAAATATATTAAATTCCCTATAAATAAAACAATTATTAACTCGTTTATTTAAAAACAATTTTATATATTTTATTATTAATGAATTCAAGATCTATTGTGATTTGTTTAACAGCTACTGGTATATCTTCTCTGTTGTTATTTTTTTATTTTAAAAATAAATTATCAACTGTTGAAGAAAAACTTGATTCAATGTTTCAATTAATTCAAAATTATGCCGCTCAAACCGAGAAAAGAAGTAATGAAGCAGAATGGAGAGTTCAAGAAACAGCACCATCACATCCAAGTGTTCCTGTTGTTTCAGAAATGGGACATGTAAACAATTCAAAAATTGTTGTTTCCGATAATGAAAGTGATAGTGGAGAAGATAGTGGAGAAGATAGTGGAGAAGATAGTGGAGAAGATAGTGGAGAAGATAGTGGAGAAGATAGTGGAGAAGATAGTGGAGAAGATAGTGAAAGTGAAAGTGAAGAAGAAGAAGTAGAAGATGTAAAAAAAGACAACGACGATAAAGACAACGACGAAAAAGACAACGACGAAAAAGACAACGACGATAAAGACAACGACGAAAAAGACAACGACGAAAAAGAAAACAAGTCCGGAGAAGAAGAAACCGGCGATGATAGTTTAGATGATTCAGAAGAAGGTGATTCGGCCGATGATGATGAAGAAGAGGAAGAAGAGGAAGAAGAAGAGGAAGAGGAAGATGGGCAAGCAGAAGAAACAACTTTAGAAACTACAACAATAGAATTAAAAATTGACGATGATGAACCAGAAGTAAAAAAATTCGTAGTTGATACAATTGATTATGAAAGAATGAGAGTTTCTGATTTAAAAAATTTAGCCAGGGATAGAGGTTTGTCTGGTTATAGAAATTTAAGAAAAAATGATTTAATTCAATTGTTATCTCAATAATTTTTCTCTAATGCTAATATATTATGAGTTGGGCTACTTGTTATAGCGGATCAAATAATATTCATCATAGTGCACCAGCACTGATGTCAGACCAAAGAATTTTTACAACATATGTTACTGCTTGTGATATAAATAAAAGTTTGAGAAATAATGAAGGAATAACAAATAATTACAATTATAGACAATATTTACAGGAAAATGCTTTACATATTATTAATGAAAATACAAAATCAGCAATGTCTTGTAGTAATAGACCTTGTTTAAATTCTAGCAACGAAAATAGTAATAAATACTTGTTTAATAGTTGTATGGATCGAACACAACCATTTGGTTATGAAAGTTCGGATTTAAAAAATATCTATTTATCTAGTGAACGATTAAATAGTAATTTGTCAGGACCAATAATATCACAAGAAGATTTACTAATTAGCAGATCAGCAAGAAATTAATGACTTTTAATCTTTTATAAAATCATTAATTTAAAAGTAATGATTTAATATATATAATGTTATTTTTATCGATTGATGTTGGTATGAAAAATCTAGCATATTGTATTATTGATTATAATGAACAAATTGAAATTAAACATTGGGGTATTATCAATTTGTGTAATGACAAAAAATACATATGCAATGGAAAAGGAAAAAAGGGATCCTGTAATAAAAACGGTAAGTATATTAATAAAGAGTTAAAATGTTATTGTAAAATACACGCCAAAGACAAAGGATTATGTATTCCTACAAAAGAGTACAATAAAGATGCTATAAAGAAACGTAAATTAAAAGAATTAAAAGAACTAGCAATAAAATACAATATTTCTCTTGATGGACAAAAAAAATTAAAAAAATCAGACATTTTAGAAATTATGCTTACAAACCTTACAAATAATTATTTTGATATTGTCAGTAATGTATCAGCAAAATCAATTGATATGGTTACATACGGACAAGGTATTAAATACATGTTTAATGAAAGATTTCAAAATATGAAGTTTGATTATATTTTAATTGAAAATCAGATTGGTCCTCTTGCTTTAAGAATGAAATGTTTACAAGGCATGATCATGCAACATTTTATTGAGAAAGGCAATAATAATATATATTGTGTAAATTCATCTAATAAATTAAAAGACTATATTGGTAATAAAAAAACAACATATAATGAAAGAAAAAAAGAAGGTATCGTAATAACTAAAAAATTATTAACAGAAAATAGTTTGCTGAATAACTGGATTGAATTATTTGATAAACATAAAAAAAAAGATGATTTAGCAGATTGTTTTCTTCAATGTGTTTGGTATATCAATAATAATATCAAAAATATAAAATAAAAGTAAAAAATAATATATACTGCGGAATATTTAAATATAAAAGGTCTTAATAAAACATAATGGAAACTATCAAGATTAATTCTGAAGAACCTCCAAGATTGAATGTAATGGGCAATGATGATTTAGGTACAATTAAAATCAGTGGGATGGATTCACCAAAAAAATCCGTTAATTTTGGTCCCGGCGCTGATTTACTAATGAACCCTAATAAAGCAAGTAAAAAACATGTTACAACAGATATTAAATTAGATGATTTAAATGATGTTGTTGATTTAAAATTAGACGAAGGACCTAAGGTTAGTGCTAAGGCAGCTAGAAATGATTTTATGTTTGGAAGTACCTCACCTGGAATAAATTTAAAGGTCTCTGAACCACAGCATACTAGTGGAAGTCCTGCCTCTGTAGGCAGTATTTCACCTCCACCAAGTATATTAAAAAATGCTAATAGAGCATCGATAGAAGAAAGCAAAGATGGATTTAAAAAATTTAATGAAATTCCTGTAAATCCTGTTGTAGCACCAAAGCCAATAAAACCAAAATCTGCAGAAGAAACTCTCAAAGAAAAATTCTTTTACTTAAGAAAACTAGAATCATTGGAAAAAAAAGGCGTTTCTTTAAGCAAAAAGTATTCAATGGAGTCATCTTTATCTGAAATGAAAGGTGAATTTGAAATGATAAAATCAGAAAGTGAAAAAAAATCGAGTATTAAATTTCAAGGTAAAATGATGATGGCTTTGGTTTCTGGTATTGAATTTTTAAATCAAAAATTTGATCCATTTGATGTAAAATTAGATGGTTGGGCTGAAAATGTAAATGAAAACGTTGAGGAATATGACGATATTTTCGGCGAACTACACGAAAAATATGCTAGCAAAGCAAAAATTGCTCCTGAAATTAAACTATTGTTTATGTTGGGCGGTAGTGCTGCTATGGTACATATGACTAACACTATGTTTAAATCCTCTATGCCAGGTATGGATGATATATTAAAACAAAATCCTGATCTAATGCAGCAATTTACACAAGCGGCTGTAAATACAATGGGAGAACAAAACCCCGGATTTGGCAATTTTATGAACATGGCTATGGGTCCTGAACCACCAAGAGGTTCTCCACCTGGACCACCAGAAGAATATAAACGACAACCACCAAGAATGCCAAGTGGATTTAATACAGGCAGACCTGATATAGGAATGTCAAGAGGACAACCAGACTTTCAAGATGCTGAAAACATGGAAAGTAATTTTTCATCGTTCCCTTCTGTAAAAAGTAAAAGACCTGAAATGAAAGGTCCAAAAGATTTAAAAGATATTCTTTCTGGATTAAAAACTAAAACTGTAAAGGTAGATAATAATAGTGTTGCTAGTATTCAAGAACTTCAAGAATTACAATCTACTAATCTAGGTGGTAAAGTTAAGAAAAGTAGAAGAAAACATTCGGAAAAGAATTCTATCACATTGAATTTGGATTAAACAATTAAATTTATATATATTCATTTTATATATATAAATGGTTCTAGGGTTTTTACTATATGAAGCAGTTGATTTAGCTTGGAACTTCGGCGGAATGACATATAGAGGAGCTAAAAATGTTTATAATTGGTATTATGAAGTTCCAACGGCTGATGATATTGAAATAAGAAAGTTAAGCGAAATCGATAAAAGAATGCGACACATTGAAGATATTCTTGGTAATTTAACACCAAATCAATTAGAAAAATTATCAATAGATGTTAAGGTGTTAAAAGATAAAGATGATTAATAAAATATATATTTTATTTTAAAAAATATATTTTTAGATTTTAAGTAATTGGGGAGAGAAAAATACGTTATTTTTTTCTTGTTTTACGTCTTTTATAAAGTCTTTTCTTTCTTGTATATCTAAAGTTTTCCCCGCCTTTTTGTTCTATCACATCTTCTAAGTCTTCTTTTTCACCATAACCTTGACCTTCACCAAATAAAGCGGTTTTCATTTCTTGTTCGGTCATTCTGTCTTTCGCATCTATCCAATCTTTTTTTTTTCCTTCTCTCGCCCTTGATGCTACCAATTCATCCATTTCTTTTTCACCCAATACATTTCTTGGTTTAGTTCCTTTTGCTTTATCTTTGAATCGTAATTTTTTTAATTTATCTTTTATAATATTTCTTGTATGATGACTTTTTACTAACTTATCTGTTTCTTTTTGAGATCTTTCAGGAAATAAAGATTTAACTGCTTCTACGCTTTCATCTTTAAATTCTCTAAAAATTTGATTTATTCTATTCCTTCTTTCATCGCATCTCATAGCAAGAACTAAATTATCAGCTCCTAAACCGGAAGAAGTAATATCTCTTAATCCAAGATGAACTTTTACTTTTAATTTATAATATTCTCCGCCATATTTTTTTGATTTACTTTTAGATTTTCTACTAGAAAATATATCTCTAAAACTAACATAATCTATTTTATAACTTTGTGTTGGTTCTACAAGAGCATTTTTATCTATAACTTTTTTACCGTGTGTATTTTTTGCTAATACAGTTTCTATTTTAAATTCTGGTTGAGTTTCTTCTTCACGATTTTTATAATACGCGGCTGTTAAAAATGTTTTTTTCATTTGTTGTTCAACTTGAAATTTTAATACACTTTTTTTTACAGGTGATACAGTTGGTGTTCCTTTTATATTTTTTCTAGTTGAATTTTTCTTATTTATATTCATATTAACACAAAGGAAGTCTTTATGTGTTGGAATTTTTTCCATATTTATTCTTTGAACGTTTTTTATTTTTTTATATTGATTCGGCCATTTTGATTGAAAAGGAGGATTTTGAAACTTTAAAGTATACGAATCGTTGAATTTAGTTGTCTCTTTTTTACCTTGTTCGGCTAATTCTTTTTTTGTTAAACTTTTTGTTATTTCTTTAACAACCGCTCTTACACCATCATTTAAATGATCTTTTTTCTTATAAATTACCGTATCACCTACATTAATTAATTTTTGTTCTCCTGGATCATAATAATCTTTCCCTATTTCTTTTCCTGTGTATACAAACGTATGCTTTCCAGATAGATTAGTAGTATAATGCCATTCTATTTCAAATTTTGCTTGGGTTTCTTTATTGCATTTACTATCTGTTTTTGTTTTTTTTAACGTCTTTGTGGTTCCTTTTATCATTTATAATTTAATGAGAAAATTAAACATTCATACTAAATTCATTCATATTTCTTAATGCTTCTCTTTTCACTTCTTTCATTCTTGCTTTTCTTAATATCTCTTTTGCGTTTTCAATTTCTTTTTCTGTTACTACACCATCATCGTCTTCATCTAATAATTTTTCAAAATTTCTCCATTGTTTCGGAATAATACAATAATCACTTTCTTCATTTAAAAGATGCATTGCTAAAACATGAAATATAGCTGTAATAGACAAAGCAATCAATATATCTTTTGTTGCCATCCAAGCAATAGCAAATATCAACATTTGTTTTGCTACATTATTTTTCAAATATTGTTCTTGCGATTTAGTTAATTTTATTGATATATATTTTGAACCAATATTCATCATTATCATTACTAAACCAGCAAAAAATTTACTATTATTTAAACTGGCTAGACCTGCTCCTAAGTTTCCCAATAAAGTAGCTCCGCCTCCATTTTGTTTATCTTTTTTTACTTTTCTTTTAACCATTATTAATATATTTATAGATATTTTCTTTCATTAAAAAAATATCTAATTACTTTGATTTTTTTCGTCTTTCATTTCTTTGGACGCATTCATTTTTGCTTTTTCTGCTTTAACTTTTACATTTCTATCATTATCAGTTGTATTTTGATGACTTAATTTGTATTCGTGAGTTTGAAGATTTCGCTGGCGGCTAAAGTTTCCAAAACCTTCTTTTTTATTTGCCAGTTTCTTTAATGTTTCAATTTCTTCTAATGAAAAAGGTTCTGTGGTTTGGCACGAATTTGTAGTATCATTCCAATATGGTTTATTTGGGTCTGCTTTTTTACAGCTCGCATCGTCGCTTGCTTGATCTTTCATTCCTTCTTTTTTTGCTGTCTCCGCAACACATTTCTTTTGTGCAGTATCCCATTTTGGATAATCTTTATTTGCTGCTTTACATGAAGCGTCGTCTTTTGGAGTATTAGATCCGGCGGAAACGCTTATATTCAATCCTTCAAACAATTGAAAATTTTCCTTATCTGTTTTATAGACAACAATAATGTAAATTACAGCTGCCATAATACCAGCATTTTTACCGCAAAAGCATAATAAAAATACAACAACTGATAATAATAACATTTTACCTAAACTACTTGCGGCCATTTCTTGTAAAAATTCAGGCACATGCATTAGTAATACAACTATCGAAGCTGCTAATAATAATTCAATATAGTGGTTCATTCTTATATACATAAATAGACATTTTTTTGGTTTATTAAAAATAAAAAATTATCTATGATTTTTATAAGAATGGCTAGTCAATTAGGATTTTCAGAATTTAATAAAGATCAAAAACAAGATATGGAATTATTAAGCAACATGTATAAAAAGCGAAAAAATAAGACTATACGAAAAAGAGCTAAACTTCCAAGTGTCAAAGCAGAAGAATTCCTAAACTCTATGAAAAACATGCATGAAAATATGGAAGAAATGGATGGCGATGGTGAAGGTTTAGCAAATTTTAATCCTCCTCCTAAAGCAGAATTAACAAATATCCCTGCTGATATTGTTGAGAATTTAGATAATCAAAATAGTTTAAATCAACCTGCTGATGATAGTGCCGTATCTATCGAAGGTTATAACAACTTAAATAATGATGTAATGAAAAGTTATTATGATTCATATGTTCCCTATTACAATAATCCACAAAATCAAAGCACCTTTCAAAACAAAGACGAATTAATGAAAAAGTTAAACTATTTAATTCATTTAATGGAAGAAAACAAAGATGAACCCAATAAAAATGTAACAGAAGAACTTGTTTTATATATGTTTTTAGGCGTTTTTACTATTTTTGTGATTGATTCTTTCGCAAGAGCTGGCAAATATACCCGTTAATTAATACAAAACACATTATTACTTACTATAGGAAGATTAGCATAGTTGTAAAAATAATATGAAGCTGAAGTCTGTAAATAGCTATCATATCTATTTAATATTATTTTTAATATGATATTATTATCACTTGTATCCTCAATCAATAATATGTTAAATTTTTTTTGTTTATTAATCATTCTTATACTATTAAACATTCCCAATGTAAATAATTCATTTGTTTGATTGTTATTGAAAGATGCTAATAGCTCTATACTATTCTCACCTTCATATGTTATATGCGGATCTCTAAATATATAGATACATTTGTCTTCTTTATTGATATTTAATATTGTAATTATCAATTCATCTTCACTGCATAAATGCAACAAATTTGAAATATTAGGAACAATAACACAATCAAAATTATTTCTAATTAACTTTAATAACTGCATATATGATGTTGAATTTTGTTTTGATAATTTATATGTCATTATATAACTTTGATCGAATGTAACATCTTTATCCCAACATGATATATCAAAAAAATATGTTTGATAAACCATCAATGGAACTATTAATGTAGTTTCCCCTTCTCTTTTAAAGAAAAATACAGTATTATCATGTTGAAATCTATGATTTACATAATGTGAATATATAGTTATTGGTGCTATTCCCTTCTTTCTTTCTTTTTGATGGACACAAAGATAATCAACATAATACAATATAAATTTATCATTATTAACATAACACTCAAGTGGTCTTGTAGTCATGCAGCTAATAATATTTTTTAATTTTGTAAAACGATTTTTATAATGTAATGATACAAAAACCTTGTCATTATGTCCAGTAAAATAATTTACTATAGATTTTTCAGTAGGTGTGTATTGTTCTATCTTGTTTGGTAAAAAATTATTTTTAATAAATTCTATTAATAGTGCTTTTTTTTCGGCTGAAATATTATCAAATGTATCAAATTCAATATCTCCTTTATAATATTTATTCCTTTCTGGCTTTTCTTTTTGTATTAACCCCGGTGGATCATACCAATACCATAAATTATGAATATGAAATACAGGTTGTCTAGACCAAAATGAATGTTTAAACTTGTAATAAAGATACAAGGCAATTAATATCAATATTATTATCATTATTGCATATAAAAGCATTCTATTAATTGATTATAAAAAATCAACTTGAAAATAACTTAATTATTTTGTGAAAAAATGAAATGTTTAGTTAAATACATGCATACTTTATTAAAGGACGAATGTGTTATTGCTGAAGCAAAATGGGCTCCTTCATTTGAACTTAACCAAACCTTAACATTAGATAATTTTGAATTTAAAATTGGCGAGATATATGAAAAAGAAAATCATATAAAGTATACAATAAACTTAACAAATCCTAATTATAAAATCCCTTCCATCGTTGTTCAAGAAGAAGCATTATTAGATGAAGATGAAGACTTGATCAAGTGTATTAAAAATTTAATAAGATGTAAAAAATTTGAAGAAGATTTTACCCAAGAAACTTTATCAAAAATTTATAAAAAATCTAAATAGATTATATATGTCTGATAAAGAAGATACTTTAATGCCAGGACACAAATTAGTAGCGGATGATGGTTCAGGTATTGAAATTGCATATAAAGGTCCAAAAAATAATGATGGAAAATATTTAGTTAGTGTTGAAAAAACAGGCAAAACACCAGTATTCAAAAGAATGACAAGTGCAGATATGTACAATCCTAGTGCGCTTGATCGTGCAAAAGAAATATTGAAGAACGAAAGCAAGGATGTTCCCTTTCAATTTGGAAGATTTACAGTTACACCAGGACAAGCAGCTAAAAAACCAGCAGCTAAAAAACCAGCAGCTAAAAAAAGTCAAGGAGGAAAACGTCGTAAAACTAAAAGAAGAAAAACAAGAAGAAAAAGAAAAACAAGAAGAAGATCTCTTAAACGTAAAAGAAGAACCCGGCGCAGACGCCGATAAAAATACTGTGTTTTTCTCTCCCAAACACCTCAAATAAGAAAATATATTTTAAAATAAATATATTTTTTAATCACTCTTTAATCTTTCATTACACAACTTAACATACTCATCGTTTATTTCATATCCAATAAAATTAACATTTAACTTTTTTGCTGCTACACATTCACTACCAGAACCAGCAAATGGTATAACCACCAAGGTTTCTCCTTCTTTATTCATACTTGCTTTTATTAATTTTTCACATAATTCCAATGGTTTTTGTGTTGGATGATTTACTCTTTCTTTTTTCCCTGCTCCACCTGCTAATGCTGAAATCTTAATAACATCTCTAGGTAATGCTCCGTTTTGATGTGCTTTATAAACGGTTTCTTTATCTCCTTTACTGAATCTACCTTTTGTTGCTTTTCTTACTTTACCAGCAGCATTTTTTAAAAATCCTTTTGTATATGGTTCTCTTACATCATCTCTATTAAATACTGGCTTTTCTTTATAACAACACAAAATACTTTCATGTGTTCTTTGCCAGAAATTTAATCGTGGAACTGTTTTATTTGTATAATGCCATATAATCCACCTAACATTGATATTAATTCTAACTCTTATAAAAGATAAAATTTCACTAAATCCATAAATATATAATGTTCCTGTTGGTTTTAATACTCTTATACATTCTTTAATCCATTCATCACACCATTTCAAGTAAACATCCATTTTCTGTTTATCACTGTTATTCCCAAAATCTTTACCAATATTATATGGTGGGTCGCATATAATAATATCAACACTTTCTGGTTTCATTTCTTTTATTTTTTTGATACAATCATCATTAATTACCTGTTGTATTTTATTCATAATATTTATATTATATATCGTTTATCTTTTAATTCACTTTGCTATTATATAAACCCAAAATATGGTCTGCACCAGGAAATATTATATTATAATTTCCTTTATTTTCTCCTTTGGTTAAATGATGAACCTTGTGATTATTATATAACCATTTAAAAATGAAATTATCTTTATATTTTCCAATATCATCTATTTGATGAAAAGCATAATGTAATTTATCCCACATTACTTTGTAAAATAAACATGTTAATACAGCTGCTATAAAAATATAATACCATTCTACTTGATAAAATAATAATACCGTTGGATACCATACAATAAATATTAACAAGGTTATATAAATCAAGTCAAATGAATCAAAAAATAATCCATCTTCGTGATAACCTTCTTTCAAACTCATATCATTCAAGACATCTAAATGGTGATTTATATGTTCGTTTCCGTATATTCCATATCTGCGTATAAAACTATCTGGTTTGTTATGATATATTTCTTTATGTATAAATACTTCACAAAAAGTCAATTCTAAGTATAGTATTAATAATAGTAATAATAATTTCATAATTAATATTATTTTATAAATTATTTTCGGGTTTTTTTTCTATTTTTCCGTTTTTTTCTTCTTTTTCTTGTTTTCTTTCTTCCTCCTCTTTGCCAACCTTTAAAACTTTTATTCATAAGGTCCGGTTTATGAATTAGTAAAATGGTATTACACAAATCATTAAATACTTGTGGAACTTGCAATCTTTTTGATACTCTAAATACTCTATAATATGATGCTACAATAGCCAATAACGCAAAACAATCAATTGGGTCTATTTCATAGTTTCCAGATGGAGTATTTAATTTTGAATCGGATCTAATCTTTCCTACTACTATTTGAAGAAATTTTAAAACATAAAGAAAAAATAGATAGTGATGTTTATTTAAATTCTCTGTCAAATTTACTATATATTTTGAATTTTCTACTGTATCAAAACAATCTATTAAAGTTCTGTTTTCAAAAAAAAATTTTTTACGAAGACTATCTTGATGAACTGTATTTCTATAATCTTCTACAATTCTATCAAAATTTTGAATCAACGTGCTATGTGCCATAATAAATTCTTTTTTCATTAATTGTATTACAATATTATCATCCCTTGTTCCTGATGCTTTTTTAATTTTTTGAAATAACATTCTATCTTTATTAGCCCATATATCTTCAAAAATGATACGTATAAAAGAATTATGTTGATCATTATAATGCTGTAGTAAAGCTACAAAAGGATCTACAGGAGGTGACATTTGATCGGCAAATTCTTGTTGAGGACTGTTTGGACGACTTCCTTTACCTCTTTTTTTACGTGTTCTTCTTCCTCCTTTGCCATGTCTTCTTAATTTTCCATCAAAATTTAAATCACTAGGTGGACTATCGCCCCATATTTTCAATTTACCTTTCATTAAAAGATTTTTATTTTTTTTGCGTGGTTTCGCCTTAGCTGATCTTAAAGCAGATTCTAACTTACCAATACTAATACCTTGTTCTTCTTCTTCTTCTTCCATTGGTCCAATTTCTTGTAATAATGCGATAGCATCCGCTGCAAAATCATCGTTGCTGTCTTTTCTATTTAAAGCTGATGCTATTTTTGATGCTACTTTTAAATCATTAAATTTTTTATTTTCTTTTCTATTTTTATCCATTCGTATTTGTAATTCTATTTTTCTAAATTCTCTAAGGTCTCTTTCAGCCCTTTCTCGTGTAGCAGCCATCTGTTCCATTAATTTATCCATCTTTTCCTTTCTTCTTCTTCTTTCTTCTTCAAATTTCTTTCTTTGTTTTTCTAATTTCTCTTTATTTTTATTTGGGTTTCTTTTTGGTGGCATAACTTATATATAAAATCATATATAATTTATTCTGGTTTTTTAAGAAAATATAAATATTGATATTCATATTGAACTTCTGTCATTTCAATTTTACCTTCTAATATAAATCCTATCTTTTTTGCTTTACTTAATATATCTTTTTGTTTTTCCATATACAAGGTATGTTCGTTTTGACGCACATGTTGTGTTTTATCATCAGTAAATGTTTCTGTAAAACTAGCTTTATCATTTCCTTTTTCATATTGAAAATTGGCTTTATAAACAAAGTCTTTAAATTTAACGGCTGAACTTGTAATACGTTTTGGAGCATATTTTTGAGCGGAGACCATTAATAGAGGGTCGGCTGCATTAACAATAGGATCAAATTTGTCTCTATTTACTAAGTGAATGACTAACATACCACCAGGTTTCAACCAATCATATACATTTTTGAAAAATAAGTGTTTATCTTTGATATAATATAAAGTATAAAAAAAAGCTAAAGCATGTGTGAAAGTATTTGGTTCATACGTCATTGATTTTAAAACATCTCCGTGTTTAAAATTACAATCCTTATAATGTTTTCTAGCACATTTAATCATAGCTCCAGATTTATCAAGTCCTTCAATTTTTTTACCATCTTGTTTGTAATGTGAAACAAAATGTCCTGTTCCACAACCAATATCCAATATATTACTATTCTTATTTATTTTGGCAATTCTTTCAATATTAGTTACTTGATGAGCGTACTTTTTATCATCATAAAATAAATCATCATAGATAGAACAATAGAAATCATCATATAATGTATTATTATTTTTCATAACAAATTTTTTGCTTTGTGTAAAAGCTTCTACTTCTTTACGATTTCTATTTACTATTGTAGTGCAAAATAATATAATAATAATAATTAATGTAGCTTTACACCAAACGGATGTTTTGTTAAAAAAATGAATAAATTGTTTAAAGTTTCTTGTAATGTTTCGAAACATCTTATATGTATTAATGGTATTTTTTTTATATGAAATCTAATATAATGAATGATAATGAAATTAATGACAAAAGATTAGAGAAAGATTTTCGATCAATATCCTTTTCAGGATACAAAAAATCAGAAGCTAAAAAAGAATTACTAAATTACTTGTTTGCGAACAAAATAGAAGAAAGTGTATATTGGAGCGTTGAATTAATATGTGCCGGACATTATGTTCTTTTGTGGGATACAATATTCTTATTTATAAGTAAATTCATAAATTTAGGAAACCCTCGGTTGCCATTGTATATTGAAATAAGGCTTAACGATTTTAAAAATATTTTAAATAGCGGATATTCAGATAATGAATTAAAATTAAGAAATAATGATAAAATAAGAAAATTATTTGCAGAGGTGATATGTGTATTATGTTTATCAAAAAAGAAAAATAGTTATGATTCTCCAAAAATAAAAGATAAAGAATACCATAGTGTAAATTTAACACATAAATTGAAAGCACCAACGGTTGATTATGCTAATAAAATATTCAGGAAAGATGATCCTAAAGAGCTTTTTATATCTATAAACGAATTGGCTTGGAATATAGATAAGAATAACAAGAACAGTTCTGAAGCATATTATTGGGTGGAATGGATATTGGGATTTGAAAGTATATGTAAAAAAAATAAACAAATTAAAACACAGGGAAGTAGAAGAGAAGCACCTGTAGAAAGTAAATATCAAAATGATATTATATGGATAATATGGGATGTAATATTTCAAGAGTCAAAAAAACATCCCGAAGGAATACAAAAAATAATAGAAGCTTTGCTTAATTTATTTAGCGTAAGATATTCGCCTGGTTCTAAAAAAAGACGGAAAACAATGATATATTTTGCTATATCATTATTAACAGAACCATTTGATGCTAATATACCATTATATAGAGATAGCAAAACGATATCTAAGGTTACAGGTAAAATTAATAATATATACAAACAAATAAAGAAAAATGAACTAAAACCTATGACAGATTATTTATTTAATAATAACTGGAATGCTGGTAATTTAGAAAAAACAATAGATAAATTAAATAGAATGGATGCGATAACAAATATGATCCCACGAAACAAGTAAATATTTTCTTTGTTTAATGTATAAATGCCAGTTAATCCTAGCAATAAACGTTTAAGAGCAGCTAAAGCAACCGCAAATGACAAGATTACAATAGATGGAGTAGAATATGGCTCGGGTGCCAAAGCAGGAAATCCAAATAGAATCGGTGTTCGTTTGTTTAACTTTAGGCTTTTTCCAAGATCAGGGGATAAAGGAAACAATTGCGGTTGTACTTTAACTCAGTTTAAAAACCCTAATCGTAAATCTGGACAATAATTTAGGAACAACATTATAAATTTTATATAATATTTATAATGTATATAATGGCACGTAGAAGTCGCGCACGTAGAACTCGTAGAGCTTTGTCTGGCGGAAAAAGAAAACGCAGACGCACTAGAAAAAGTAGAAAATCTCGCAAGAAGAGAAGAAGCAGAAGAAGACGCTAAGCATCTAAATTTTATTTAATTAAATAATATTTAGAATTTATATATGCCTTTAAAATTACGATATGGAAAACCTCCGGTTCCACCGCGTAAAGGACAGTTATTAACAACCAAAAATATAATGAAAAAGGTAAAAAAGGATAGTAAGGATGATGCCGCATTTGTCACCCAGAAAATGGCTGAATTTTATAAAAAACATCAATTAAGAGGCGATAAAGCAAAACCTACAGAAATCCAACAGTTGCGTGCAAGAATTCATGCCATACCACCAAGCCTTAAAAAGAGAACACCTATGCGTTCTTTGCCTTCAACTCTAAAAAGGAGAACACCGCCTCCACGCATAAAGAGGGGAGGTAAAACAAGAAGAAAACGTAGAAGAAAGAAAAAGAAAACAAGAAGAAGAAAAAAGAAGAAAACAAGAAGAAGAAGGAAAATGAATATGCGTGGCTGTTCTAAAAAAAGAAGACGTCGCTAATTTAGTAAAAATTTATGTTATAAATATAAATTTTTAAACGTGTATTAATATATATGTCAAACAGTGGTGTAGAAAATACCGTACCTATATTACAAACAGCTACTCCTTTAGCAACAGCCGCGGACAAACCAAATATATTAAGGGTTGATCCTCCAAGTTCTTATTGGTTTTGGATTAAAACTTTATTTTTAATATTAATGATCGTGGTTTTAGGCTTGAATGTATATTATTATATGACAGAAGGCGTTACATTATTTGCTAAAATGTTAGGACAAGGAGTTGAAAATACTGAGGAAGAAACAAAAAGAGGAGCCGAAGCAATAGAAAAGGTTTTACTTGAACCAGAGGAAAGTAAAAATATTAATAAAAAAGAAGATACGATTGAAAGTAAAAAAGAAACAATTTCAAAATTAAGACAACGTATTCATAAGGGTAAAGAAAGCAAAAAAGAGAAAAAAGAAGAAGAAAAAATACCAAAATCAGTTCCAAGTCCAGATTTATCATCGCACGATGATTTAAATCATCAAAAAAAACAATATTGTTATGTAGGTAATTTGGGTGGAAAAAGACATTGTGCCGAAATAGCACAAAGTGATAAATGCATTAGTGGAGATATTTTCCCAAGCGAATCTATATGTGTAAATCCAAATTTAAGAAAGTAATTTTTAATACATTATATTTAATTATTAATTATAATGTATAAATTATTTATTCGACGCCTTTACCACCAAAATACCATCGTAGAGAGAAGTAAGGTGGGAATACATTCATTGATTTATCAGATGTAAGGTCGGGGCCGTCTCTAACAAGGTCTTGAATTTGTGCACTAGATAAAGCACTGTTAAAATATCTTAAATTAGACATACTACCATCAAAGCCGTTATTAGCACTTACAAAAACATCACCATAATTTTGTTTTACAGGACCACTAAATACGTGTCTTACTACAATAGAACCATTAACAAATACATCAAGGTTTAAGTTATTCACTCTAATAACAACATTAATCCATTTATTAAGAGGGATATTTGGAACTTTAATTTCTTCTAAAACGTTGTTAAATGTATTCATAACAACAATTAATTCGTTTTTATCTTCACCAATAAATAAACCAGGAGAATTATTAGGGAAAGCCATGTCTTTAGTTTGAATTTCTTTACCGCCTTCAGCTCTCCATGGTTTGCTTTGTGTTCCAAATTTACCTGTTCCTTTATGGAATATATGTTTACGTTGTCCGGATTTATATACTAAATTTTCAATATATAACCAAACTGAGTAGGTAAATGTAATACCTTCTCTTTCGTTTTTAGATTTTAAGACTGGTATAGCATCTCTATGTCTAGGATCTTGTATAATTCTTAAAAACTTTTTACCCGATTTCATACCTTTCATCAAAATAGGGTTAGGGTTAGGTGCCATAAACCACGACAATAATTGTGTTCCTGTTCGCATTGAGAATACAAAAATCAATACAGCCAAAATTAAAAATGTAACCTTAGCTACTAAAGAATTTGAATAAAGAAAATCGGTTGCTCCTGAAACATATTTATTATTTTTAAATTTTCCTAAACCTGCACTTAAACCACCTTGTATATTTCCGGCAGCACTTCCTAAATCAGCGGCGATACCGCCAGACTGCCCATAACTATTTCCAAAACTTGAATATGACATTATCTGTATATATATGTATATAGATAATTTACAATGAAAATGAATTGACTTCGTTATTATCTTTAAAGAATGCCAATTTAACTTTGTATCTATTTGCTAGTTCGCCTCCCCAACTATCACTGTATCCTTCCCTGTATATTTCATAGGCTTCTCTTGGATTGACAGATCTAGAATAGTATCTTAATTTAGATGTGAAACCTGAGAAACCACCTTCGGGACACAGTTGTAATGGTGCGGTTGGATCCATTTTTGCTACACCGCCAAGCATACAAGTTTTGACTAATTTACCATCAATGTATACATCAAGAGTTCTGTTTTGGGTTGTCATTAAGATATGAACCCATTTTTGCAAAGGAATATTTTTGACACCACAACTAGCTTCATTTGAAGAAGATGCTTCCGAACCACTATAAGTGGATAATAAAATTTCTAAATCATTTGTTGTAGCTGCTAAAGAAAGTTGAGGACATACTTCATTCTTTACATTTGTTCTACGCAAGATCATTTTTCTTTTACCATATGAATAGTTCCAGTTATTTACATAAACCCAAATAGAAAAGGTGAAATCAAGTGTTCCTGCTCCACCTGGTAGTTTTTCTGGTGCTATTACCTGTGCTACTCGCGCGTTATGCATTCCTACTAAATCAGCAACACTTGTATCTCTAAAAAAGTAGTAATATGTTAAGTACAAGACAAGAATAACAATTACCCATAACAATACTGTTTTTAATTCCATAATATAATATACATTTAGAAATTTATCTAAATAACTGGTGGATTATTGTTCTTTAAATAATTATAATTTGTTTTTATTCTTGTTTTGGATATATGAGAAGCAAAATATACAACATTACATATCCCCCCTTTTATACCTTCAGTATCCCCCACTACTACTGTATCTGTTGACATAAAAGGAATTAAACCCGGTTGTGAATATACTAATTCACCATCCATAAAAACGTCTAAAATACCCGCGTCATAATTTATTACTAAATTGATCCATTTTTGTAATTTTATTTTTTCTATGTAGTGCTTTTTATGTATAACACCGTGTGTTTTATTTCTTATTCTTGTAGATATTACTATGTGGTTTTTATGAGGATTATATGATATTTTTGGTTTATTACTAAAATTTAACAAATTCCTATCTTGTTTTTTATAGTGGTTTGGTGGTGTACTATTTATATAAACCCAACATGAAATACCATAGTCATAACTAAAATCATTAAGGGGCAATACACCATTTTTTCTTAATTTTTCATAATCACCTATCAGTCTTTTTTTGTCTAATTTTGAAGGTTGATTTTGTAAAATAACTGATACTGGAACTCCATCTTCTTTCTCATATTTTTTATTTATTATTTCTAGTTGTGCTTTTAAATCTACTATCTCTTGTTGTTTTTCGAATATTTTTTCACTGTGAACTTTAACGTCATTTATTATATTTTCTATTATTTTTTCTTCTTTAATATCGTATTTCAATATTAACGCTTTTAATTCATCGGATTTACCATCTAAGTATAATTTATTTTTCATTACCTGAGACCAAAAATAATATGTTTCGATTGATGGATGTATATTTTTCAAATTTGCTATTTCACTTTCCAATTGATCTATCCCATCTTGAATTGCTTTAGTTTCGTAACTCCAAGATCCAGTTTTTTCGTGATTAACACTCAAATATAGTTTCTTCTTTATTATTGGTATTAACACCCATAACAATATTAGAACCATTTCAACTCCTAAAATGTAATATGCTACTTTTGGTGTGTGTTCTGATTCTTTATATAAATAATTCACAATATCAGCTAACGTACAAGGTATTAAAAATATAAAATTATATATCAACTCTAAAAATCTATTTTGAGCCAAATATCTGTAAATATTCATACTTTTAAAAACAAGGTGCATTATACCCAATAATATTATCCCTCCTATTAACATTGATACTTGTGTAGCAGCATATCCACCCTCTTTACCAGATGAAAATACATACCAAGTACCCAAACCCAATATTCCCAAAATAACAATCATACAAACAACCGCATATAAATACATATTTGTTCTTCTAAATAACCAAGCCGTTTGTTCTGAAAAATCTTTATACTTTGGAAATTTATTACTTTCTACTCCAGTATCTTTCATTGACCTATTAAATACCATAAAAACATATACTACTGAAACTGCCAATAAGGTAATCAATAATGGTGTTATAACTTTACCATAGATCCCTATTGTTTCAGGTGTTCCATAAGAAAAAAATAAACTTGATGTAATCACTATTATAAATGATATTAAACAAACTATAGTCGTTAATTTATTTTTACTAGACCAAGCATCTCCAAATAAATAAATTATTCCTCCTACTATTTTTTTTAATATAAATATTATTGGTCTGAATACAAGATAAAATACTTGTGCTATTTTTTTCATTATTGTTTTTAATATTTCTGTTATATTCTGGCCCCCTTGTATGCCACTTATTAACAATGGTATAAATAAATAAATTATATATAATACTAATAGGACTAATGGTGCATATATTAATACAGATGTGAATGAAATTACTCCGTTTTTTACATCAAAATAATCTGCTTGTATATTATTAAAATCCATATCTATTTATATTTAATTTATATAAAATTATTGTAGTTTATGTGCTACTGTTTTATTTTTGTGACAACCAACACATTTTGCTCTTAAATTTGTCACATGGTTCGAACCACCAAATTGTAAATCAATCTTATGATCCACTTCAAATGTATGTGTCAATTGATTACCACAATCACAACATTTCCAATTTTGTTGTGAAGCAATATATTTCTTTTTAGTTTCGCTTACACTTCTTTTTGAATTTCCTAAACCTGAACTCATAATTCTTGAAAGTTGCGGCGATTGAAAATTCATTGTTTGTTGTACTGGCTGAATCATACTATTTATTTTTTGATTCGCATTTGTAAAATCTAAAAATGGTGTTAATAAATCTGTTGTCTCTCTATCCACCGGTAAATATTTAACTATCTCTGATGCATGCCCCATCATACCTTTTGCTTCTGTTGGGTGTCTTTTTATAAATATATATAATGATAATCCTATCATTCCGTATGTAATCATTTTATAATATTTTCTACCTGATATTAACCATTTCGTATATTTTCCATCATAATATGTATCCGCCATTAAAAATACTGTTATTAAAAATATCCATTTATCAATTCCCATATATATTTAATTTATATTTTTACGTGTTTTATTTTTGTTATTATATCTTCTTCTTGTTTTCCTTTTTTTCTTTGTTCTATTATTTTTTTTATCTTTATAATTCTGTAATTTAACAAATTTTTGTAGTTCTTCTATTGTCATTTCATAAAATGGTTTTGGTGGATAATATCTATTTATCTTAATCATTATTGTATATATAATAAATAAAAGCTATTAATAATATTATTGCACCGCCTTCTATATACTTCTTTTTACTATCATAATTTTCTTGTTCTATTATTTCTTTTGGCTTATAATTATGATAATATTTCTCTAAACTTTCATAAAAATTTTCTTGTGGTAGTTCTAGTTTTTCTTTCAATTTATTTATTGTAAAATGCGTCCATTTCATAAAAGCTGTGCGACTATCTAAATATGGAGATACAGGATATTTATTCAACATATTTGAAAAAGATTTCCCCAATGGTTTTATTGGAAAAAATACTGGTATATTACTAATAAATTCATAATACTTTTTCTTAGTAACTTCATTTGGTTTTTTTGGATATTGAACTGCTATTGTTTGTAATGTAAATTCAAAATGTGGCAACCATACATATGGGTTTAATGTCATTTTATATCAATAAATATAATTTTAATCATATTTATTCATAAAACTTTATATAGTGCTTTTTTTTCAGTATGTTACCGAATCTGGTGATACAGACCTGTTTGCTAAACGTTGATTTAGTAAGTCTATACCCGCTCGTCTCTCTCTTACGTATTCTGCTTCACGTTGATGAAAAGTCCCATCCCGCAATTCGTCGTATCTCCTCACCAAATCATCATCATAGATTGAACTAGGATCATTTCTAGGTCTAGTATTTTCTATAAATTTACAATCACCATCGATACACTTTGAATTTTCATTATGTGTTTTTATACAATAACGATCTGCTTGACGGTCAGTTAAATGCCGATAGTTTACATCATTATATTTTTTTTTACATAAATCTATAGGGGCTATAGGGTCTTCAGGCCAATCCTGATTTGGCTCATTTCCTCCCCTTTTTTTCTTCTTGCTTTTCCGTCTCCGTTTCTGCGATTTTCTTTTCTTTCTTCCACCCCTTCTAATTGGAGGAGAAATTCTAAATCCATTAGGATTAACCCAATCTTGTGCGGGAAATCCATCTGGTGTTTGATATCCCCAAGATACAAGAATATTATTTCCATCAATCGCTATAACCCTACCTCTCCACCACTGATACGTACCATTATCCATTGAATATTGAACATGAACGATTTGACCCATATTATATCTATATCCCCCTGTTTTTTTTCTTTTAGTTTTTCTTGTTATATTCTTTTTACTTTTACGCGTTTTTCTTGACTTTCTTCTTATTCCATTTCTTCGTTTTGTATATTGTTTCATATAATATATATTAATAAAAAAATAATAAAAACAAAGCAACATTTATATTTAAATGAATAAACCATATCAGTTTTGCAACAATTGTGGAAGATCCGGACATCTATTCCATTCATGTAAAAAACCAATTACTAGTTCAGGAATTGCTTGTTTTAAAAAAGATACGCATGGAAATCTTGAATATTTATTAATATGTAGAAAAGATACACTAGGATATGTAGATTTTATAAGAGGAAAATATCCGTTATATAATGTTAGTTATATTCAAAATCTTATAAATGAAATGACTATTGAAGAAAAAAATAAAATACTGACTAAATCTTTTAAGTTTTTATGGAATGAACTTTGGGGAAATTTTTCAGGACAACAATATAATTGTGAAGAAAAAAATTCAAATCAAAAACTTTTACAGCTTAAAGATGGTATTTATATTGATAATGAATTTTACGATTTAAATAAATTAATTGAAACAAGTAATACAAATTGGGTTTATCCTGAATGGGGATTTCCAAAAGGAAGACGCAATTATCAAGAAAATGATATAAAATGTGCTACTAGAGAATTTATAGAAGAAACGGGCTTTCATGAAAATGATTTTGTTATTATCAAAAATGTTTTACCATTTGAGGAAATTTTCATGGGTTCTAATTTTAAATCCTATAAACACAAATATTATTTGGCATACATGATGAATGAAAGAAATTTATTAAATTTTCAAAAAAGTGAAGTTAGTAAAATGAAATGGGTTTCTTTAGACGAATGTTTATCACTTATTAGACCTTACAATATAGAAAAAAAAGATTTAATTAAAAGAATTGATAAAATTTTACATAAATATAGTTTGTTTTCATAATATATAAATGTCAAATCAAGAAGATGATATAACAGAATTATTTGGAAAACTCAAAACTATATTTTTACGAATTCGTCTTGAAACTAAAAATAAACCCAGGGGGGTTGAAATTAATACTCGCAAAATTGGAACTAAAATGAAAAAAGAATGGATAGAATTTAAAGATAAGGACGAAGAAGAAAAATTCAATGAATCTTATCCTGATAGAAAATTAGGAGATCAAGAAGTTTATTTTTTTGACCACGAAAAATTATGGATTACAAAAAGCAATATAAATGATTTTTTGAAAGGAAATCTTGGTGATAAAAGTAAATTTAAATATACAAAAAAAGGTTTAATTGAATCTGCTGAAAATCCAGACGAACAATGGAAAGGTAAAAAAGGCTTGGAAGAAATTAAACAATTATATTTAAAAAATAAAGATCATCCCTTTTTTAAAACGTCAGAATCTTTAAAAAAAACTACAAAAAAGGAAGAAAAGGAAGAAAAGAAAGAAAAGAAAAAAGGCAATAAAAAAAGTAAAGGCAAAAAAATAACAATAAAATTAAATACAGACCATTGTAGTGATAAAGAAGAATTAGAAAAAATAGTATCTTATGTTAATTCTGATAAATTAAATTATGAGGATAAAAGATATAAAAAATTTCTTATTTGCAAGGAAAAATCAGAAAGAGATAGTTTAAATAAAACAGAAAAATATAATACTCTATATCCATTATTAGAAGATTCACAATTTAATAAAAAAATAAGTCTTAAAAAAGAATTTGAAAATACAACTTATAATAAAAAAACTCAAGAAGATATTGAAAATATTGTAAAAATTCAAGATAAAATGTGTAAAAATAAACAATTTGAACTTGCTCCCCATCAAGTTTTTATTAGAAATTTTATGTCTTTACAGACACCATACAATGGTTTACTAATTTATCACGGGTTGGGAACAGGAAAAACGTGTTCATCTATTAATGTAGCAGAAGAACAACGATTTTATTATAAACAAATGGGTATTGATAAGCAAATTATTGTTGTTGCTAATAAAAAAGTTCAAGAAGGTTATAAATTACAGCTATTTGATGAAACTAAATTAAAAAGAACAAATGGTGTATGGAATATTAAATCTTGTGCTGGCAATAATTTTATAAATGAAATTGTATTTACAAAAGATTCAAAATATTCAGAATTAGATGAAGAAGAAGCCAAGCAAATACTTGTCAAACAAATTAAAAAACTCATTAAAAAATATTATAAATTTTATGGTTATGTTGAATTTTCTAATGAAATTAGCAAAGTAGTAAAACAATTTCAATTAAATAAAATCGATACAATTGAAGGTATGAAAAAAAATAAGTTAAAAGCTCTTAGACAACGATTTAACAACACATTAATAATTATAGATGAAGTTCATAATATTAGACCCGATAGTGAAATAAAAGGATTAAAAAAAACTTCTCAAAATTTCCTTGATTTAGTGACATATACTGAAAATATGAAATTATTATTACTTACAGGAACTCCTATGTTTAATCACTATTCTGAAATTATTTGGATATTAAATTTATTAAATAGGAATGATAATAGATATACTGTTTCTGTTAGTGATATATTTGATAGTGATGGAAATTTTACTGAAACAGGTGAAGATTTATTAATAAAAAAATCAACTGGATATATTAGTTCTCTTCAAGGTGAAGATCCATTTTCATTTCCATTTAGATTATATCCTTATGATATTAATTTACCAGATGGAAATTTAATAAAAGAAAATTCATTAAAAAAATTAATGGAAGATAATGAAAATTATTATCCCAAATTACAGGTAAATGGGGCTGATATTGATAATACAATACAAAATTTAGATTTGTTTATGAATAATATGGAAGAAACTCAATGGAAATATTACAGTAGATATATCGAATACTTGAATAAAACAAGTGATATTTTTAGAGCCAAAGGAAAATCATTAAACTATACATTAATAACTACACCATTACAATTAACTAATTTTTGTTTTCCACATAGAGATTTTGAAACCGACCAGGAAACAGATGCTATATTCACTAAAATTTCCGGTATTAAAGGATTGATTAATTGTTTTAATTCCACAGAAAAGGAAGTGAAAAAATATAAAAACTTAAAATACAAATCTGGTATATATAAAAATCTATTTAATAGAGAAAATCTAAAATTATATAGCAAAAAAATATTTAACATTATGAATATTATAGAAAAATCTGAAGGTATTATCATTTTGTATTCTAATTTTATTGCTGGTGGTTGTGTACCACTTGCCTGTGCTTTGGAAGAAATGGGATTTGACAAATACAATGAAGATAATATTTTACATAAAGATCACGTAACTAAAAATGACAAAAAAGGTAATTATATTATGTTGACAGGTGATACTAACTTGTCAAAAAATGATAAAAAAAATTATATCGATTGTACTTCTAGTAGAAATAAAAAAGGCGAGTTAATTAAAGTAATTATAATATCAGAGGCAGCATCCGAAGGATTAGATTTCAAAAATGTAAGGCAAGTTCATATATTGGAACCTTGGTTTAATTTATATAGGACAGGACAAATAGAAGGTAGAGGTATTAGATATAAATCTCATTGTGAATTAAAGTTTGAAAAAAGAAATTGTTTAATATTCTTGCACGGTTCATATATTGATAATGAAACTGAAATTATTGATTTATATGTTTATAGATTAGCAGAAAAGAAAGCATTAGAAATAGGAAATGTAACTAGAGTTTTGAAACAAAATTCTGTAGATTGTGTATTAAATGAAAGTCAGCAAAATCTATCCCAAGATTTTATGAATAAAAATGTAATGATAGATATTTCTTATCAACAATCGGCAAATCATGTCAAAAATACTTTCAAAATCGGTCATCGCAATAATTCTTTAATATGTGATTATCAAAACTGCAATTATAAATGCAATGTAGATGATTTTAAAGGTGATTTTAGCGATTCAACTACATTTGATTATTCTTTTATTATTATGAGTATTGATAAAATAATTGAAAGAATTAAATTATTATTTAAAGAAAGATATGTTTTTACAAAATCAGAATTATTATCTTATGTAAAAGGTTCTGCAAATTATACCAATTCACAAATATACCAAGCAATAGAATTTTTAATGATAGAAAGCAACGAATTATTGGAAGATATATATGGCAAAAAGGGTAAAATCGTTGAAATTGGTAATTTATATTTTTTCCATCCAATTGATTTAGAAATGCCTATTGAATCTTTATATACTAAAAAAGTTCCATTTTATTATAAACCAGATAATATTCAATATAGTTATAGATCAAATTTAATCGACATTACAAAAGACGAAGATATTATTGAAAATATAGAACAGTTATATTTGACTGTTTATAATCCAATAGAAGAAGAATGTAAAAATATTTATAGTTGTATTAATTTAGCAATTAAAACATTTATTAAAGAAAAATTCCGCAGTCTTTTTAAAGAAATAGCTTTTCATTCTATCATTGAAAAAATTTCTATAAGGAAAAAACGTATATTATTTGATAATAAAGATAAACTTTCAGAAAATTTGTCGCTGATTGTTAATCAATTTTTTGAAAAATACAAAATAGATACTAGTTATTTATTACCCGATTTCAAAAATAAAACTATTGTAACAAAGAGCAATTCAAAAAATAAAATGAGCGACGAATCGATTACAAAAGTAGCAAGAAATCTATATAATTTGGATTTAAAAAAATTAGAAAACCAAGAAATAATCGGAATATTAAACCATAATAAAAGTGGGGAACTAATATTCAAAATAAAATACATCCAAGATTTATCTAACATAAGCAAGGGAGAAAAATTAAATAAAATAGCAGGTGGAAAAGTAAGATTGATGAATTTATATATAGATATAAAAGAGTCTAATGAATATGAAGAAGATGAAGAACTATTTATAGGAGAAGATTTGAAAGACGAAGAAATTGAAAGAATTGAAAATATTCCAAATATTGATAATTTATTAGAAATAATTATAGAACTGTTATACAGATTTTATCAATTAAGAGAAGAAGAAGGAGAAAATGAAAAAATATGGTTTGTTAATTCAGTAAATTCTGTATTGTTTAATATATCTAAGTTTCCTGCTTATTTAAAGAAAGATAAATTAAAGAAAAAAAAGGGTAAAGAATTACAATCAATAAAGGGGGATAATTATACCTTTGATGATGTAAATAAAATACAAAAAGATAATGATATTAAAAATCTAGATGATTTAATAGTTCAAATAAAAAGCATATAATTATAATTAATTGAATTAAAAATATAATTATATATTTAAATTATATTATGGCATCAAGCAACTCATCTTCGAGAAAGAAATCAAGAACCGGTATATATATTAAAAGTATATTACAAAGGAAAGTAGTATTATCATTTGATTTACTAGGAGGAAATCTAAAAAAAAATTTGTTAGTTTCGCTGCAAAATAATTTAGAAGGAAAATGTTCAACAGAAGGTTATATAAAAAATAAATCAATACAAGTAATAACATATTCTGCTGGAGTAATCGAAGGTTCTTATGTAAATTTTGTTGTTTCTTTTGAATGTTTCATATGTAAACCTTGTGAAGGTATGCTAATAAAATGTTTAGTTAAAAATAAAACAAAAGCTGGAATTAGGGCTGTTATTGATAACGAAGAATCTCCATTGACTATATTTATTGCTAGGGAACATCATACAAAAAATGACACTTATAATAAAGTAAAAGAGAATGATATTATAAGTGCTAAGGTTATTGGCATTAGATATCAATTAAATGACGATTTCGTTTCAATATTAGGTGAGCTGGATAAAATAGTTGGAATGAAAAAATTAAATATAAAATAAAAACTTAAATATAATTTTTATATGAATATAAATGAGTGCAGACCTATTGGATTTGAAAAAAAGGATTGAAAATATAGATGATATACACCACAAGAAAATTCTTGAAATTTTTTTAAAGTATAATATTAATGTTTCTGAAAATAGAAACGGATGTTTTATTAATATATCTAATTTATCACCAAAAATACAAAAAGAAATAAATGATTTTTTAAAATATATAAATAAACAAGAAAAGACGTTGAATGATGTAGAAAAAATCAAAAAAAAATACAAGAAAAACTTTTTTTCTAATGAAGAAAAATAATATATATATTAAAATGTATTAAATAGATATTTCCTTTATTATTTAATGAATAATACAGAAAATATGTTAAGTTCTTTATCTTGCTACATGTTGAATAACGCAAATATTACTAATATTTTGAATAATATTCCAACTATTAATAACAAAGAGAAAAAGATTATAGATAATACAAATACTAATATTGGTAGAAAAGACCTTTTTTATTATCCGATTAGTTCATGTGATACTTTATTTTGGTGTATAGATATTTTCAGAAAAGGTATGGATGCTATATATTCTTCAAACAATAAATTTACTAGTGAAAAAATTGAAAAATTCTCACTTGTTCCTTTACTAAGAAATAACAAACAACTTTTAAAAAATGAAAAAATAAAATTAAAAAATGTGGAAGGAAATTTATCTGTAGATACCAATATAACATTTGAAACTTTAATAGCATTAGCCATAATATTGAAATTTAATGTTATCTACATAACAGATATCTTATTTTATGAAAAAATATTTGACCCTTCTTGGAAAACTTGTTATATAAAAAAAAATAAGAATAATCATGGTGTATGGATAAAAGAAAAAGACCCTGAATATTATGAAATTAAAGGAAATAAAATAGTTGTCGATAATATTGATAAACCACTAAAAACATTATCTAGTTATAAAAAAGGAGAACTACAAGATATTTGTAAAAAGTTAAAAATACAAATTGAATTTGAAGGTCAAAAAAAATTCACAAAGAAAAAGTTATATAGTTTAATTCAAGAACAATTAAATTAATAAATTGAATATATTAAAATAATATATAAATTATAATATATATATGAGCTCAGAAGAAAAAATTTCTCCGACTGAAAGATTATTTAACTATTTGGATAAATGGATATACTCTTCGTATAGAAATAAATTGCGTAATAATGATGTCCTTGATGAACTTGAAATTATATTTGGCGTTGGAAAGTTTAATAAAATATCAAAAACTTCTTTTGATAATGTTATAAATAAACTTAAATCAAATAACTGGATTATGGAAAATGATAATGGTTATCATTATTTAAATATAAATCAACGAACTGAAAATTTACAAGGTAGAACTACAACCTCTTCATTAAGATTTCAAGTTAATGGTATTAGTGCCGTAAGTGAATATTGTAAATCAGAAACCATAACTGATACAGGTGGAAATTTAAAAGAAAATGTATTCATAACCAAAAAAGTTAGGAAATTACAAAACGATGAAACTACATATAACTCTGAAACAAAAACAACTGATAGAGCACCCCCATTGGACCCAATTTTTATCGATAATTATCAATGTAAAATCAATTATAAAGTTGAAACAAACTTTATTGATGAAAATAAAAAAGAATTAACCGACGATAGAACTAGTAATTGGATTAAAAGTGAAATTGAAAAATGGGAAGATACTACTAAAATTTTTAGATATATAAAAAGATATACTTTCGTAAATGATAATTTTCCTTTTAAAATAGATTGTAGTGTTGTAAAAGAACCTGCAGTAAAAAGAGTAGGAAATAGATTAATATGGGTTCCTTACTATCATATTAAAGATAGTGGTATTTTTGAAAACAACGCTCATTATGAAATAGAACTTGAATTAAACTATAGTCATATTGAAAATAAATTGAGAGAACTACAACAAGTAAATCCAAGTTTAATGATAGTTCCTGAAACATTTGGAACACCAAAATGGACTGATTTTGATGGGACTACTATCACATCAAATAAATTTTTCGTAGATGATATATACAAAAAAATGAAAGACGGTATTAAGATTATATTATCTGGAATACAAGATTCCAATTATCCCATATCATATCCAGAACAAAATGAAGTTACAAAAAAATATATAGAATTAACATTTTCAGATGAAATTCCAAAAAATAAAAAAGGCAGAAAACCAATTTCTAAAGAAAAACTTATGGAAGACAATATGGCTTATAAAAGACAAAGTAAAAAATATTTCGTTGGTCCTGCTACTGTTTCTCTAGAAAGAAAACACATTGTAAAAAACGTTGTCGATGATATTCCTAATATAAATAACCTATACACAATCACTGAAAAAGCCGACGGAACAAGACAATTGTTTTATATTTCAAATAATGGAAAAATTTATTTCTTAGATATTAATCTTGGTGTCAAATTCATTGGATGTATTACAAAAAATAAAAACCTTTTTGAAACTATTATTGATGGCGAATATGTTCCTTATGATAAGGCGGGCAATCATATTAATTTATACCTTATGTTTGATATTTATTACTTAAGTGGTGAAGATTTAATGAATTTAAATTTTTACAATATAAATTCTAGTCCAAAAGGTTGTAGATATGATAAACTAAAAGCTGTATATACAAATCTTATAGATGAGAAAAAAATTGAAAATGTAATAAAAGGAAAACCACTTCCTATTAATATTAGATTAAAAGAATTCATGGATAATAGACAAACTACCATTTATTCAGAATGCCAACAACTATTAGAAAAAATAAACAATAATTATTATGAATATGAAGTTGATGGGCTTATATTTACCCCAATTGATAAAAAGTTAGTTTCTGGAACGTGGGATCATTCATTTAAATGGAAACCTCCTCATCATAATACTATTGACTTTCTAATAAACACAACGAAAGATAAAGATGAAAAAAAAGACAAGGTTTTTACCAAATTTGTAGAAGGAACCAATTCTACTTCTGTAAATGAACTTCAACAATATAAAGAAGTAACATTAAGGGTTGGTTTTTCACAAAGAAATCACGGATTTTTAAATCCTATACAAACAATGATTACAGGTGAAATACCAAAAAAAACATACAACCATAAAAATTATTATCCTGTTCCTTTCTATCCTTATACAAATAATATATCAAAAGATAGTGAATGGCATATAGCAAATGTTCCTTTAAAAAAAGTTGGAAATAAATTATTAATGGTTGCCGAAGATGGCAATGTATTTGATGATGATTCAATTGTTGAATTCAAATATAATAAAGACTTTGATACACCTAGTAGTTGGAAATGGAGTGCCATCAAAGTTAGATATGATAAAACTTTTGCTTATAGAAAAGGACAACCTAATTTTGGAAACGATTATAAAACAGCTAATAGTGTATGGAAATCAATTCATAATCCGGTTACTGAAGAAATGCTTTCAGGAGAAGTTGTTGTTGACGATGGTATTCAAGACAATGATGTTTACTATCGTAAGCACAATTCAATTACTAAAACAAAATCATTTAGAAATTTTCATAACAGATATGTTAAACATAATTTAATTAAACGTGTAAGTAATCCAGGTGATACATTAATAGACCTTGCTGTTGGTAAAGCAGGTGATTTGTCAAAATGGATTGATTCTAGATTATCTGCTGTAATTGGAATAGATTATTCTAGAGATAATATTGAAAATCAAGCAGATGGTGCTGCTAGTAGATATTTGAATGAAAAACAACAAGGTAGAAAAATTATTCCTGATTGTATGTTTCTAAAAGGTGATTCAAGTAAAAATATTAAAAACGGCGAAGCTTTTTCAGATGATAAAAATAAAGCTATTATGAAAACAATTTATGGATTAGGAACAAAAGATAAAAATCAAATAGGCAAAGGTTTATTTAACATTCATGGAAAAGGTAGAGATGGATTTAATATTGTCTCAGTTCAATTTGCAACACATTATTTCTTTGAAGATTTTGATAAATTAAACAATTTTGTGACTAATGTTGCTGAAAATTGTTCTGTAAAAGGACACTTTATTGGAACTTGTTTTGATGGTAAAAAGTTATTTGATAAATTAAAACCTTTAAAAGAAAACGAAACCTACTACCAAAAAAATGATAGTGGAGATGTTATTTGGAGTGCTAAAAAGAAATATTCACAAGAAAATTTCGATGACGATGAAACTAGTTTAGGTTTGCCGGTGGAAATATTTCAAGAATCAATTAATAAAAAACATACAGAATTCTTGGTTAATTTCACTTATTTTGAAAGAATTATGAATAATTATGGATTTACCAAATGCAATAAAGAAGAACTAAGAAGTATTCGTTTTGATAATTCTATTGGTTCATTTCAAGAATTATTTATGGATATGAAAACCGAAATTGAAAGAGAAGATAGTGGCATAAAAGAATCGTGGGTTGGTGATGCTATGAAATTAACGGACGCTGAAAAAAATGTATCCTTTTTAAATAATTATTTTATATTTAAAAAAAGAGAAAATCTAACTACCAAAGTAGAAATAAAAACATCAAATAAACAAGAAGAACTTATAACCAAAGAACAAGAAGAACTATTTGAAAAGGTTGAAAAAACTATGAAAAGACCTAAAACAAAAGTTAAAAAATTCAAAAAGAAAATTAAATTACCTGCGTAAAACATTTAAAAGATAATTAATATACTTATTTAAATGTTATATTTTCTGTTGCATCAAATAAAATACAATATCAGGCCTAAAAATTTATCTGTAAAAATAGAATCAATAGACCCAAATAATAATACGCCCGATACTTTTGTAAGTAAAAGTTTATCAAAATATCTTAATATTACAAAACATAATATTAGCAAATGTTCGTCTGAATGGGACACATTTAAAAAATATACAAATCCGTATGAATTTATACATACAACTTTACCTTATACTAATACATCTATAAGTAAATATAAACCTATCTCAAGAGCTTTTTTTAAAATTACTGAAATATATAACACGTTTAATTTAATTAACTATGATTTTCCTATTAAAACATTTCATCTTGCTGAAGGACCAGGTGGTTTCATTGAAGCAACCGCGAAACTACGCAATAATAAAAAAGATAGTTATGTTGGCATGACATTACTCAATAAACATGATAATAACATACCAGGATGGAAAAAAAGTGAAAAATTTTTAAAAAAATATGAAAATGTAAAATTAGAATATGGTTCTACAAAAGATGGCGATTTATGCAATGAAAATAACTTTAAATATTGTTGTGAAAAATATAAAAATAATCAAGAAGTTATTACTGCTGATGGAGGTTTTGATTTTTCTATTGATTTTAATAATCAAGAAAGAATGGCTGTTAAATTAATTTTCGTTCAAGTCGCTTATGCTATTGCTATGCAAAAGTACAACGGTTCATTTATATTAAAAATGTACGACATATTTTTAAAATCTTCTATTGATATAATACATTTACTATGTATTTTCTATCATAATGTTTACATTACAAAACCCAATACAAGTCGTTATGCTAATTCTGAAAAATATATTGTTTGTACTAAATTTAGATTCAAAGATACAACATTTATTACTAATAAACTACACGACATTATAAAAGTATTAAATAATATAGATATAAATATATATAAAATCACTAATCTTTTAAATATTCCTTTAAGTCTATACTTAAAAAATCAACTAGAAGAAATTAATTCTATTTTCGGAAAACAACAAATAGAAAATATTTCCAATACATTTAAAATTATCTATAACAATGATAAAAGAAAAGAAAAACTTGAAAATATTAAAAGCCAAAATATCGGTAAATGTATTAACTGGTGTATTCAAAATAAAATAGAACATAACAAGATAAACAATACTTGTACTAATATATTTAAACCGTAATATAATCAAAAAATTTTTAGCACAAGTTAGTGCAATTGACATTGTATTTTTTTCTGTGTCATATATCCCATAAATTCATCCATTATATTTTTCAAAAATTTTTGTTTTTGTTTTTGTATACACTTTTCAGTCTCTTGTTTGATATTTTTTAAATGCCATACTTTCAGGTTTGTAACGTATGGAACTAATTTGTGTTCCCTGAAAAATATTCTATGTATCATTTCCATCAAATATCCACTTTCCAACAATTTGATATTATCTTGAACATTATTCTCAAAATAATACCAAATATAATATGGAAATATAAAACACATACCGTGATTATCATACTCTTGTAAATTAGCTCCATAATACATATATTCTAATGTATTCTCCATTTTTATATTATATTGTTTCATTAAGCTGGATATAACGATAAAATCTTTCCCTTCTTTTAAATCCCATTCTATCCCTTCTTTTTCTTGTTCCTTTTTATATATATAATAATCTATCTCACTAGAATCTTCTCCGTGAGAATTAATGAAATAACAACGTCCATTGTTTATAATAGCACACGTTGAATGAGTGACATACATCGGATCCCAAAACAAGTAATTTTCACATTCAAATATGATAAATACTTTTTTGTAAGTTTTTAAAATTGATTTCAAATTGTCTTGATAACAAACATGATCTTCTCCAAAGTAATAACAAATGAGGTTTTTTGAAAAATTTTGTATCTTTCCTTCCTTTAAACTTTTTATACATTCCATAAAATCAAGCTTCGCGATTATTAACTCAAAGCCCGATTCAGAGAATTCTTGCCTTTTTTGATTGTATATAGCTTGTAATGACTTGTTTCCAATATAAATTGGTGAATTAAACCCATTCTGCTTAGCTTTTTTCAGTAGATATGATATTGTGTTATTGCGGTGCTTGTAGTTTTCCATCTTTGTAAATTAATTTAATTATTTTTTATTAAATTAATTCAATTAATAGCCTCCACCAGTATCAGTATTGGTATTAGTGGTTGTATCAGTATTAGTATTGGTGTTTGTATTAGTGTTATTGCTGTCGTATGTATCACCCGTTGTTGTCCCCGTTGTTGTCCCCGTTGTTGTCCCCGTTGTTGTCTCCGTATTTGTATTCTGGTTTATTGCTTGGAAAGCAATTCCCAACGGTTCAACTGTTGTAAATGTACTTAAAACTTCTAATAATGTTCTTCCTTGAATATCTACACCTTTTACTGATAAATTATATGTTTCATAATTTTCTACATTAAATATTGTGGCATATCCTGATAATATATCAATATGTGGTCCATTATTTATAGAATAAGTCCAATATGATACATTTTGAAATCCTACTACTACTTTTATTGTTTTATTCATTACCTTTATATCATCAATATTTATACTTGGTTCGCCAGTCACTAATTTCTCATTTCTAACAGTAGATGTTAAATATACATCCGTTTCTGATATACCTGTATCTACATTCGTAGTAACAACAGTTGTCACATCAGGTGTTTGTGTAACATATGTTATTTGATTATCACTAACATCAAAAGTAAATGATTCTGACGGATTATTAGTTGTTTCATCTTCAGTTGCAACGGGACCAGGAATAAAAGATGGATTTCTATTATTGAAACTAGTATTGAATTCTAAATGGTTATACTTGAAGTTATATAATGAGAATGAAGTAATATAATTATTATGATAAAATGTAGACACCAATCCATTTTCTGGTGGCGGTTGTCTTTGTGGTTGAAATTGTGGAAATACATAAGTAACTGTTGGTGATGTATCTTCTTCTTCGCCAACATAATTTGGATCGCAAGTAATTTTTTTGTTTCTATGTCTAATTTTATCATGTAATGTTTTAGGAGTGCATTTAACCGGTTTTGCAATATCTACTAGATGTTTTGGTTTATTATCGTCATAACAATTTTTATTTCTATTATTACAAGTAGAACCATAATTTGCGATTTTTCTAGCTTTAATCGCATTGTATTTTAATCTATTTATTCTACTTCTATGAGAAACTGCTCCCATTTGATTATGAGATAAATTACTTTTTTTAAAAATAGATTTATTGCATTTTACATAATGATTATTTTCATTATAAACATCGACCGTTCCTGCCATAGCGGAATGATATTGGCAGTTATAGTATATATGATGAATATCTCCGCTTGTTATTTTTAATGTTATTTCTCCTTGTTCTATGCCATTATTTGTTATTCCTTCGGTTAATCCGTTTAAATCGTTTGTTGATGAGATAGTTTTTATCCAAAAAGGATGACCAACCGCATCTATTACAAATACATATGTTTTATTTCTATATAATTGTAGTCGTGGATTATTTTTCCCATTAATTAGGTATTTTCCTCTCCCATCTTCTGTTGTATTAGTTACTGTATAAACTAATATTTCTCTTGTGTCTTCTGGTGTAGTAATATAACTATAATCTTCATTTTCAATTTTTTCACAACTTCCCGATACAACATTTTTTTCATATGATCTATTTCTATTATTTAAATAAAATGAATATGAATACATAAAATCATTTTTAATTATCCCACCTTTATTTTGTTTTGAAGTGATGTAAGGGTCATAACAACAATATAAAGCATGATTATCAACTAAAACTTTTGTATTTGGTTCGCAATTATCGCAATTTGTTTGTTTTCTTGAACCAAATAAAGGCATTCTAAATGGTGTATGACAATTGTCTTTCCTAATTATGTTCTTACCGTTTTTTATATTATTCACGGCATTTAAGTAAGGATTTACTATTTTAAATCCTTCGCCAGTGTTATTATATATATTAACTATTTCAGGCATTAATATATATATAAATCATTAAAAATTATAGAAATTATTTTTACACTTAATCATTGACTGGTGGTAATTGAGGAACTTTACAAGATACATTAAAGTTTCCAACTGCTTTTCTTCTTGCTTCTGTTTCAAAATTACAAGGTTCTTGATGATTAGTGTTGAAAAGTCCTTTATATTTTACAAAACGACTAAACGAATGTGGATATACACCATTACATTTAGTATTATCATTTTGACATCTACTTTCTCCTACAATGGTTTCGTATCTTAGTCTATCTATTCTTGAACTACTATCAACCGCTCCTTGTTGTCTGAATTTCATATTATTTGGATTATAATGTGTAACATTTTCATTACAAGGGTCATTTAAACCACAACTTCCGCCATGACCGAATGTATTTGACTGTCCGTTAGAAGGTAAAGAAGATGGTATTTTAGATTCATATGTTTTTTTTCTTTTATTTTTTAAATAATCATTATAATCATAACAATATTTTTTCCCTTTTTTTGGTTGCATACCTGACCTTATTATTTGTTTTCGAGATCTACCACAATTATCAGAATTAGTGAATAAATTATTATTAGGAAGTATTTGTGTATATAATGATTCTCTACCGTGTGTCATTAAATTACAATCACCATTTTTTACACATGTCTTAGTTTTGATTGATTTAGGTAATCCAGTATTCATATTACCAAGTGTTGTTGTCGCATTTATTCTATGAACTCTCCATTTTCTTGAATTATATAATTTCATATATAAATATTAAGAATAAAAAAATAAACAGATAATATAATGGAAAGTATTTGTTATCTTGCTATTTTTTTCTTTATATATTTATTTTTAAATCATTTAATGGTTAATAAAGAACATTTTACTTGTGATATAAATATGGACTCTTATGAAAAATGTTTTGAAAGACATCAAATAAGAAATAAAGGTAAAATGAGAACAGCAGAAACTGGTTTTAGTAAGCTTCAGCCAATGTATAATAAATTACAAAAATTAGTTATTGTGAATAGAGAAAAAAGTAAGAAAAATTTTGAACTTGCTGATAAATTAGGAAAAATCGCTAAAGGAAAACACGTCAACCCTGATCCAGATATTTGTAAAAAATATCCCAGTCAATGTTAAGTTTTTTTTATCATTAATATACAAATGGTATTAATGAAAAATATTATAATGATAGTCGGACTTTTTATTATAATTAGTAACATATTTCCAAATATATCAACTATTTTTGGTCTTAATAATAAAATAAAAGAAGGAATTCGATCTGCAAATCCTCCACCAAAAGGGTGTAGTTCAAGTCAAAGAAATATAGCAACACAACAAGCAGGTGAAATTGATAATTTAGAAAGCAGAGTTCTTGCTTTTGGTTCTCAATTAAAACTATTAGAAGAACAAGTAAAAAATCAAAAAGAACAAATTGGAATAAATAATAATAAAATAAAAGGCGTCGCACAAGCAAATACAAAAGCAGCACAGGCAGCTCTAGCTGAGGGACCCGATTCAGTTAAATTCGAATAATTAGTTTTCTTCTTCTTTTTATTCTACTTCATCTTCTGTATCTTCGCTACTAACTGTTTCATATTCACTTGAATTACTAGATTCAATTGATATTTCCTCTAATTCTACAGTTCCGGCACCTGTTCCCGTAGGCGATGTGATCGGTGAAAAATCATACGTTTCTAGTCTAGCAAGTTCTTCACTCCAATTTTGAATTGATTCTGGATTATTTGAATTTATTAATTTTATTATTTTCCTATTAATTTTTTCATATAATTTGTATGTAAATGGTTCAAACACTATTCCTGTTATGCTTATAGAAATTAATCCCCAAGGAGAATATAGAACATTTATAAATGTTTTATAAATTAATATATATTTAAAAAGAAAAATTAACCATCCCAAATTAAACCACCCGCCTTCTACTATATAATTCATCTTTCTATCTATATTTTTGTAAACACGATAAAAAATATATAAACAAAGAAATAATGATTGAACGTTAAATATAAAATACATATAAAAAAAATTACCTACCCACACACCTTCTGTTGAACTTAATATTGTTTTCAATGTAGTTGTATTGGTACAATTATATTGGGTGGTATATGTATTATAGTCACAATAGGTGGTATATGGTTCTTGAGTTCCACCGTTTAACAAATCAACAAGATAATGTTGTCTATCAAATAATGCTAATACTATACCAAAAGGGAAACCCATGCAAAAATATATATTTCGTATTCTTTCACTTGATAATGTTTCTAATTCAAATGGATAATATTCTACTATAAATTTTCTTCTTATTATATAATTTTCTCTACATTCCATGCATTGATTATAAGCATCTTTGCCTTTATTAACACTTCTCCATTTATTTATACACTTTACATGGACGAATTTACTTGTTCCAGAACACCTGCAAGGAGATACAAACTTGTTTTTTTCTGTGCCAACATCAAAACAAATGCGACATTCTTCCAAATCATCGTAATATGCCATAGTTATTATTAATATATATTTTTTTTTATACTTATATATTAATAATGTCAGCTCAATTTTTCAATAAGTTAAAAGCGGGAGCTCATCAAATGGGTGAAGATTTTACTGGCCCAGATTATAGATATCAAGATTTTATTAAAACACCAAAGGAACAAGGTATGAGCGGCGCTGGTAATTTCGGTGCTTTGGCAAGAAATATTGGCGGTGTAATAAATTATTCTAGGATATTAACAAAAGGCGATGGAGCTGCTAGAATAGGAAGCCATCCTTTAGGTAATAAATTTTTTTTAAAAACAGCCGGAAAATGTGCACCCGCAAGAAATACTGGAAGAAGATGTGACCAAAAGACAGTTTGTCCCGCTTCTGCTCCTACATGTTTTAAAAATCAATGTTGGGCAGTGAAGAAAAAAGGTCATGAAGCAAAACGTTGGCTTTTTGTTGATAATACAACAAAAGGTAAATTACCTTTTATTAGAGGTGAATCTAGTTTCAAAGGCATTGTTCCTGGTATGATAGAAAATATAATGGAAATGAACCCTCTTGAAGTTTTAACAGCATTCGGTCAAGAAGCAACACCTTTATGTAAAGAAGTTAGTAGTACAGTAACCAGAGTTAAAAAAGTAAGAGGTAAAAATAAGTATTATTATGATGAAATGAGTAGATTTGTTGCTTTAAAAGATTTACCAGAGAATTTCGCAAATAGATTTGAAAATCTAGAAAATAAACCTATATTAAATTTGTATAATACCGGAGTTGGATTACTAATGGTTTATATTCTTTTCTGCTTTTTAAAAAAAAATAATTATTGATTTACCTAAATCTTTCATAACATTTTATTAAATTAATAATATGTTATTAACGTCTTCTTTTACGACTTTTCTTTTTAGGTTTTTTGTGAGTATGTCCTAATTTAACACCACGTTTGTGCTGCTTATAAGTTTTTGCTACATATCTTTTACCTCTTGTATTCCACATATAGTGTTTTTTAAATTTTTTCTTTCCGCGACCATTTTTCCTACGTGTTTTTCTTCGTGATTTTCTTTTACCACCCTTTTTTTTAGATTTAGCTGCTAGTTTTTTTTCCTTTTTTTTTTGTTTGGTTTTTCCTGCCTTTGGCTTTTCAAGAGGAGTTCCTTCTCCAAATTCAAAACTATCTAGTTGTGCTAATTCTTCTTCTGTCATGGGATGAAAAGTTGGACTCAATCTTCCAGGATAAAAACCAACTTGTCCGGTATTTGGATCTCTTCCATCCTCAAATATAGGTGAATTCATTAATTCTATTTCATAATCTTTTGAGTCTGACATTATACATATAGTTTAGATAAACATTCCTCTCTAAATTCATCCACCAAATCTTGTGGTATATATCTAAAATCTATTAGCTTTCTATTTCTTTCAAAATTATGTGTAATCTTTTGTTTTTCTAACTCTGCTAAAAATGCTTCTGGATTTTCATAATAATAATCTATCTTTTTTTTACCGCACCTATCAAAAAGTTTTGGTATATTATCTGATTTATCTCCTTTAATTATTTTAATAAATAAATCTTTGTTAGGGTTCATTGTTGAATTTTTTTCAGTTTGAACTGGTTTTAATTTTAAATTAACCAATTGTATTCTTGGTTGTATCAATTGAAGATAATCTGTATCACTTGTTATTATTGTAATATTATTACTAGGACGTTGAACAAGGTGTTTTGCTGTAATAGCAATACAATCATCGGCTTCCAATGACTTATGTTTTAATATATATTTTACACCTGCTTCTTTAAATACACTATCATAAGCTAATTTAAAGAATGGACCACCTTCAAAGCCATCGTATTTACGAGTAGCTTTATATGGAGGAAACATATTCATTCTCCATATCTTTTCTCTTTTACAATCTTTAGCTACTATTATAGTAGGATTTTCTATTGATAATATGCTTGGCAACATTGAAATTTTTGATATACACGTTTTTTTAAATTTAGCAACAAATTCTTCGTTTTCGATTGGTTTATCAAGTGGTATTTCTTTTTTAGCTAATTTCCACCAATTTAATAATGCATAATATCTATAAAATACAAAGTAGCTTCCATCGATTAATATGTAATTTGTCATTTAATATAATTAATAATATTATTTCCAATTCAATTTAGATAAAAAATTTTATTATAATATAAATGAAAAGTTTTAAAGACAAAATTCCTTTCGCACAAAGAAAAGCCGAAGCAAATAAAATACGAGAAAAGTACCCTGATAGAATTCCTGTTATATGTGAAAGATTCAATAATAATATTAAAGATTTAGATAAACGCAAATATTTAGTGCCTAGTGATCTAACAATGGCAGGATTTATGTTTGTAATTCGTAGAAGATTAGCATTGCCACCTGATCAATCTATTTTTATGTTTTGTAATGAAGCAATGGTTCCAACCGCATCGTTGATGGGAGCTATTTATGAAGAAAGAAAAGATGAAGATGGATTTCTATATGTTGTATACGGTGGAGAAAGCACCTTTGGATAATTTTTATATTTTAATAGTATATATGTCAAAATTATCACAGATATCAGCAGCTAATTTAACAGTAGGTCCTACCTCAATGTATGATAGCAGCGTTGCTTTAAATAATCATATTAGAAAAAGAATCAACCATAATGGAAAACGTGCACAAGCATACGGTCATAATGGTACAAATAATCAAACTAGTGGTATTCACGGAACAGGGACAGACCGTGTTTATTTTATGAGTTTGTTTCCTAGAATGAAATTAAAACATGATACTACACCTCAATGACTGAACTAAATTATGATATAAATTATATCAATCTATATTATATAATGTTTAATTACACAGTTGAATTTTTAGGAACAATGGCTTTGATATTGGTTATTTTAATAACTGGAGGAAACCCTGTTATAATTGGAGCTGCTTTAGCAGGTCTTGTTGCTGTTGCCGGATCTCTAAGTGGAGCACATTTCAATCCTGCTGTATCCATTATGGCTCTTGTAAAAGGTGATTTATCTCAAAGCGATTTGATGGGATATATTTTAGCACAAATTTTAGGTGCTTTATTTGCGTTAGAAATCTTTAAACGCTTTTTATAATTTTTTATTGTTTAATTATCTAAATATAAATTATACAATGAGTAGATCATATAAAAGAAACAGAAGACGAAAAAGGAGAAGAACTAGAAATCTGAAAGGCGGCGAAGATCCCCCAGCTGCTCCAGAAGTTAGTTGTGAAGGTCTTGGATTTTTCGAAAAAGCTAAATGTAAAGCAAAAAAAGGATTAAAAAAAACAGCAGATGGAATTAAAAAAGGAGCAGAAAAAGCAAAAGATATGGGAAGTAAAGCAGCAGCAAAAGCAAAAGAAATGGGAGATAAAGCAAAATTAAAAGCAGAAGAAATGAGAAATAAAGGAGCCGCTAATGTTGCTGCTGGTGTTGCTGCTGTAGATGGTAGAAATGTAAATCCTCAATTACCACCAGGTGCCACTGGAGTAGATGCTGTTATGGCAGAAGCAGGTAATGTAAAAGCATTGGGTAAAGGTGCTGTAAATATGGGACACAATGCCGTTCAAGGTTCAATTAATGCTGTTAATAATTTTAATGCTGCGGCGAAATCAGCAGCATCTGGTGCTGTAGCAACCGCTCAAGCAGAAACAGCAGCAGCTCAACAAGCAGCAGCTCAACAAGCAGCAGCTCATTCCGCTCCTCAAACTGTAATGGGTGGTAGAAGACGTAGATATAGAAGATCCAGACGTAGAAAAACAAAGAAACGTAGAAAGTCAAGAAGACGTAGGAAATCTCGTAGAAGAAAACGTAGAACTAAGAGAAGACGTTAATTTAGTAATTTATATATTATCTCATTAAATAATATATAATGGCTTCAAATATGGGAAATCCGATGGACCACCAGAGTGACATACAACACAAAGAGCAAGAATTACAAGATTGTATTGAAAGATGTAATCAATTAAGAACCGAACTAACTGCCATGCGCAACGCTTGTTCTCAAGGAGGTCAGTGTGAATGGACTAATCATAATTGGACGGGTTCTCACGGCACCAAAGACTGTAGTAAATGTAATAGAAGAAAGTATTTCTACGACGTCCACGGCGGCGGAAGAAGAAGAAGATCGCGTAAAAGAAAAAGTAGAAAAACTCGTAGAAAACGTAGAAAAAGAAGACGTACACGTAAAAGAAGACGATAAATAAAAATGTATATTTTAAATTTTAATATATATTTTTAGATTTTAATAAGTTGGGGAGAGAAAAACCCTAAATTTTTACATCCAACCGTGCATATAATAAGAAAATGTAAAGACTACCCAAAAAGGCGCCAGCGATAAATCAAGTTGTGCCAATATTGCTATTATCAAAGCAACAATAGCTCTTTTCATTGATTCAGCAACTTTTTCTTTTTTTTCATCATCTTTAATAGATGGTAATTCAATAAAATGAATATAAGCTATAAAACACAATATTACTACAAAATTAATACTCCATACGGGATTTCTAATTAATTCATAAAGTGTTTGACGAGCACTTTTTTTTCTATAAGCAAAAAATACTGTTAATAATGTTAATAATGTTATTGCATATATTTTAGCCTCCATATAATCTATTAAAATATTTTAATTATTGCTTAACATTTAATTCTTGGAGCAATATTCATTGTAATCAATTCTTGCATCAACAATTTAAATGAATATGGAACATTGACTTTATTAAAATGCGTATAATTTTTACAAGTATTACATACGTGAATATTCTTTTCGTGATTATATATTGCTATTAATCCACATTTTTGACAAGTATAAACTTGATATGAATCGCTAGCATTATATATTCTATCTTTTGTAAACATACTGGCACCGTGTGAAATCATACAATCTCTTTCCATCTCTCCAAATCTTAAACCACCATCTCTTGCTCTACCTTCAGCAGGTTGTCTAGTCATTACTACCATAGGTCCTATAGCTCTACTATGCTCCTTGTCATTAACCATATGCTTTAATCTTTGATAAAATACCGGACCTATAAATATAGAAGTTTCAAGTTGTTCACCAGTCATACCATTATACAAAACATCATTTCCATGACTTTCATAACCTAATTTTCTTAATTCAGCACAGATTTCGTGAATTGAATATTCGCCGAAACTTGTTCCGTCTCCAAATAATCCTAATTCCAATAATACTTTACCTAATACAGTTTCTTTTAATTGTGCTATTGTCATTCGTGATGGAATACAATGAGGATTGATAATAATATCAGGAACAAGACCATTTGCCGTTGTAGGCATATCACATCGTGGCAAGATCAATCCAATAGTTCCTTTCTGTCCATGTCTCGAACTGAACTTATCACCGATCGTAGGAATACGATAAGTTCTTGTTCTTATTTTTGCGAATGTATATCCATCACCATTTCTATTCACATAATTTTTATCAACATAAGTATCTTCGTGTGTTCTATAAATAATACTTTGATCTTTATATTTTATAACTTTTGTATGGTCGTTTCTATGTTCTTTAATAGGCACTATTTTACCAATAATAACATCTCTATTTTCAATCAAAGTATCTTCTGGAATTACACCACTATTATTTAACTTATCATAATTAGCAAACTTCATACCTTTCGTCTTAACTTTATCAGGTTTACATCGAATTTCTTCGTCGCCTTGTATTTTTTTATCTTCATCTTTTTCTGTATGATAAATTGTTGCTGAAAACAATCCTCTATCTACACTGTCTTTATTAAAGATAATACTATCTTCCTGATTAAATCCGGAATATGTCATAATAGCTACAATTACCGAACAACCAGATGGAATCTTGTTTAAATTTATAATATTCATAATTCTTGTATCTACCAAAGGTCGTTGTGTATATGTTTGGACGTATGCTGTTTTATCCATTCTATTGTTAAAGTTAGAAGCAAACATACCCATTGCTTGCTTACCCATAGCACATTGATATGTATTTCTAGGAGATTGATTATGTTCGGGAAAAGGAATACAACTAGCTAAAATACCGAATATAGTAGAAGGATGAATTTCACAATGAGTATGTTTTTGTACGTTATCTTTTGTTAGATGACAATGTTTTACAGCAATTAAAGATGAATTTTGTTCGTCAGGGTCAATATATTCTAACAACGTATGTTTATATTTATGATTTATCAATAAATCATGCCAATTAAACTGGTTATTAAGAATATCATTCACTAATTTTCTAGTAAATAGTATTTTGTTTTTAACAACCCTGAATACAGGCCTTGTTAATCTTCCGGCATCATTACATATAAATATTGATTTTGTTTTGTAATTGAATATAATACTTGTGTATAAATTAATAATGCCTTTATATTTTTTATCTTTTAAGTCATCAAAACATTTTTTTGGATTTTTTGCTATACCAACCCAATTTCCATTTATAAATACTTTAACTTTACCAAAAATTTCTTCTGGTGTCATATCTTTTAATGGTATGATATATTCGGTAATTATATCATATATTGGATTAACATCAGATGTTACTGTTATATGAGCCATATATGATAAATTTTTAACAACGCCTACAGATTGACCTTCTGGTGATTCAGCAGGGCATATAAACCCCCATTGCGTATTATGTAATTTTCTTGGAGGAATCAATTTCCCACTTTTATCAATTGGTGTATTAATTCTTCGCAAATGACTTAAACTTGAAATATAAGTTAATCTACTTAATACTTGGGCTACACCAACCTTATTAGAATTTGTATTTTTTATACCAAAATCACCTGTGGCCAATGCTCTTTTAATACCATTTTCTATAGTAGTAGATTTGATAATTTTATAAATATTGGTTTGATTAATAATATTTAAAAAGTCATTTTGTGATTTCCACGAACCGTGATTTATTTCTCTTACCGTTTGTTTCTGCATATCTTTTACTAACTTATTGAAATAATTTCTAAAAAGATTATTTAATAGAGCACCAGCCAAGTCAATTCTTTTATTAATATACGCATCTCTGTCATCAGGATCTCTCCAACCAAAACTTGTCTGCAAGATTTGATTAGTCATATAACCTATAAAGTAAATTTTTTGTACCATCGTTTCACAATGTGGAAATAAATCATTATTTAAAACGTCCAAAGCAAATTCTCTTTTTTTTAAATAACCTTCTTGTTTATCCATATTAATAGGTGTGAACATAACGTTTTCGGTTATATAACCAACGGCTTTCTCTTGTGTATCAAAATCATTAGCATCAATGATTGATGCTTTCAAACTATATACCATTCTTTGTAGTTTCTTATTTTCAATTTCAAGTATAATTCGCTTACATATTTCTTTATCAGAAATAATTCCTAGCGCTCTAAACAATACAAACAATGGTATTGGTTGTTTAATTCTTGGTATTTGAATAAATATAGAATGTCCATATCCATTATTTTTTGTAGCAATAGTTATATTTATTTGCTTAGGAGATATACATTTTCGCAATGGTACTGATTTCATCTCAGCAATCCAAGACCATTTATTATTATTTTTTACAATATTAAAACACATTACCTTATTTTCTCTTGCTCTTTCTTGTGGTAATATAGTCTTTTCAGAACCATTTATTATGAAATATCCTCCAGGGTCAGCTGAACATTCGCCTAATATTCTTGAGTTTAAATGTGAATATTGAGTTAATACGCATATTTGAGAACGTAACATAATAGGTAATTTTCCAATATGAATATGTGGTAATTTTTTATATAGCGTTTCTACTTTTTGAAGTTTTTCACCTGTTCTTCTTATTATTTTTAAATTTATATCCATAGTTTGAGCTGACGCATAAGTAAAATTGCGCAATCTTGCTTCTTGTGGGAACATTAATTTTGTAGCTCCATTGTTTTCGTGAATTTGTGGTCTATATATTTGATAATTTTCAAATGTAGCGATTATTTCCAATGTATACAAACCGGTTTCTTCGTCTTTGTTATGTTCACTTTTAATTGAAACAGGGTTAAACATTTGAATGGTTGCATTGATCTGGTTACTTACAAAATTATTGTATGATTCTACTTGATGTCTTACTAACCTGTTCAAATGTTGCCCTGTAAAATAACTTTCAATTATTTTCCAAGAGATACTTTCTGACTTCGTTTTTCCACTCATTATTAAATTAATAGTGTTTGAATATTTTTAAATCAATTTTTAAATATTATAAAAATATAAGAATATGAATAATAACAATAATAACAAAAATAAAGCGAATGATTTATCTAATAACTTGTTTTTATTTGATAAGAATAAATATAAAAAAACTCCCCTACTTCTATGTAATGGAGATAAATCAAATCTACATAATAAAAAAGAATATAAAAGTATTTCCAATAATAAATTTATGACGAAATACAATCGTAATTATCCATACAATTTAACCAATACACTTGATAATAATTCTTTTAGAAAAAGGAAACCTATCGATTTCAAAAATATTAAAAATCTTATTGAAGAAATTAACAGTGAATATTCTCGTATTGAACAAAAAGAAAATTCACCTTTCTTTTTAAAATCACCTATTAATTTTAACCCACCAAAGCCAATCACTATGAAAAAAACATTTGTTAATATTAATGTTAATATTAATTGTATAACTGACCTGATAGAATTATGTGATAAATATCCTTTATCTAATCAATTTGAATACAATATAAATATGGAAGCTATTCATAATATAAGATATCCTATTACAAAATTAAACAATATGATTGGTATGAAATCTTTAAAAGAACAAATTATAGATCAAATACTGTATTTTTCACAGTATTTTCATGTAGGTTCTAATGATTTTATGCATACTGTTATTTATGGCCCTCCTGGCACTGGAAAAACGGAAATATCAAAAATTTTGGGAGAAATATTCTCCAATTTAGGAGTATTAAAAAAGAAAAAATGGAAAAAAGTAACTCGTGCTGATTTAATTGCAGGTTATTTGGGACAAACTGCCTTAAAAACAAAAGAAGTTATTAAAAACTCTTTAGGGGGTGTATTATTTATTGATGAAGCTTATGCTTTGGGTAATTCTGAAAAACGCGATTCTTTTGCCAAAGAATGCATCGATACTTTATGTGAAGCTTTAAGCGACAACAAAGAAGATTTAATGGTTATTATAGCCGGATATGAAAAAGAATTAAAAAATTGCTTTTTTGAATATAATAAAGGCTTGGACTCTAGATTTACTTGGAGATTTAAAACCGATAATTATAGTCACGGTGAATTAAATCAAATTTTTAAAAAAAAGGTTAATGAAATTAAATGGTCTTTTAATAAACCTATAAAAGACAACTGGTTTGAAAATAAAATGAAATATTTTACTTATTTTGGACGTGATATGGAAACTTTATTAGCAAAAGTTAAAATCTCTCATAGTAAACGTGTTTTCTGTTTGGATAAAAACTTAAAAAAGATAATTACTTTAGAAGATATGAATAATGGGTTTGAGTTATTTTTAAAAAATGATGAAGTAAAAAATAGAGATAAACCTGATTTTTTTAATAGTATGTATTGTTAATGGCGAGTAATTCAAAAAAAGTAATTTCTATTAATCCTGAGTTTTTTAAAATTGGTGGAAAAAAGAAAAAAGATAATAAAGAAAAAGAAAAAAAAAGAAAAAGAAGAGACAATGATATACTTTCTTCTAGTGTAAATAAAGGATTAAAAAAAAACTTACTTAACAAACTAAAAGAACACCAAAGAAAAACAACAAAAGATAAAGAAAAAAATAATCAACTATCAGAGTTAGACGAAAATGTTGATGGTGAACTTGAAAAAAGTATTGATTATTTAAATGATATTGTTAAAAAAAGAAAAGAAAAAAAAGAAAAAAGAAAAAACACAGCAAAAACATTAAAAAAAAGACGCGATCATGAAACTGTAAGTTCAACATCTATTTCTCCACAAATAAAACTCGAAACAAGTGTTGTTAATAAAGAAAATATTTCTTTAAAACAACCAAAGTTCGGTTGTTTAAAAGGAGGTAAATTACCTACTTTGAGACAGTATAATAAAACTTTAAAAAATAGAGATGAACCAAAAAATGATAATAGACCTCCTGTTGCTTTTAACGATACCCCTGTTTATAACGAACCGTTTGATGAACGACAAAAAAATTTTGGCAAAATAAAGGTTAATTATAATAACGTTCAAAATAAAGTTCCAATTGCTACTATTTTACCACAAACTCCCCTTATTATACCTCCCCCTATTCCTATTATTCAACCTGTCATTCAATCCTCTATTTCTGAAGGAATAGAAAATATTAAAAACTATAAAAAGAAAAAAAAGAAACACAAATTAAAAACTATAAAAAGAAAAATAACATTAGGAAAAAAACACGGCATGGTTGGCGTATTAATAAAAAACAGAAAAACTAGAAAAAATATTAAAAAAGAAGTAACTAATCTTGAAAAGAAAAGTATGACTAATATTAAAAGATATTTAAGAAAACACAATTTAATTAAAATTGGTTCTCCTGCTCCTGATGATGTATTAAGAAATATCTACGAAAATTCTTTCTTGTCAGGTGATATTTATAACAAAAATCCTGATACTTTACTGCATAACTTTATGAAAGCTTAAATAATTAAATAAATATATTAAAGAAAGCCTAATATATTTATAAAGATTAATGCCAAAGGGAAAAAGAAATAGTGAAGAAGTCTTAAGAGGCATTCCTTATTTTTTTGCCGAAAGAGAAAAATTATTTAAAGAATATAATGGAGATGAAAAAATTATGTTACTTCAACAATGCGGAACATTTTTTGAAATATATGGATTTCAAGAACAAGATGACCCAATATTTGAATACTATAGAATTATGGATTGCGCACCACCTTGGTGGAAAGCTAAAGTAGGCAATAAAGATGCATATTGTTGCGGACATAATACCGCTTCCATTGATACTACTTGTAGAAAATTAACCAAAGCAGGTTGGCACGTTAAAATATTAAAAGAAATTGGACCAGCACCTGAAAATAAAAAGAAAAAAGCACACGGACATTTTAAAACTATTTCACCCGGAACACTTGTTCCTATAAATAATAATAAATTACTTACTAATAATTGTGTTTGTGTTGTAATAGACCATAAATATGATTTTGCTAAAAAAAGCCCTCAAATTACAATTGGTGTTTCAAGTATAAATACAATGTCCGGTTGTTCAAAATTATATGAATATAAATGTTTAATGCCTCTTGCTGATTATAACGCTTCCATTTTTGAAGAACTCGACCGTTTTATATCTATTAATATACCAAAAGAAGTTTGGGTTATTCATAATGTTCCTGATAATAGAATTAGCGATATTATCAATTTCTCTAATTTAAATTGCGATAGAGTTAATATATTATCTGTCAATGAAGATAACCGATATACAAAATTAATTCATGAATGTAATAAAATTGAAATTCAAAAAGAAATTTTACTAGAACAATTTCAACCCAACGATCCTGATTTTTGGTATGATACTAATAGATTTAAATACAATAAAAATGCAACTTTTTCATATTGTCTGTTATTAAAAATTCTATCTAATTATGATAATGATATAATCCATAAATTAACATCTCCTATCATTGAAAGTTTAAACAACAAATTAATTATAAGAACTCATGGTTTGCGACAATTAAATATTCTTGATACTCAATTTAACAATGGTCCTTATTCTAGTGTTCTACGACTAATTAACAAATGTAAAACAAATATGGGAAAAAGAGAATTTAAAAATACCATTGTATCTCCTACAAATGACTCCAAAATTATTGTTAAAGATTACGACGCCATAGAACATCTTTTAACTAACAACGAATATATTTTAAATATAAGAAGCTTACTTTCAAATGTTCTTGATATTGAACGATTATATCGGAAATTCGTTTTAAATCAAGGAACTCCTCTTGATATAGCAAAATTGTATGATAGTTTTATTGTTATAAAACAAATAAATGATATGTTTGATTTTGATAAAAAAATACAAGATTATATCACTTTTAAAAATAAAGTATTGCCACATAACTCATTATCCAAACTAATTAAAAATATTGAAAAAGATTTTAATATTAATATTTGTAAAAAGTGGAATAAAATGTCAGCCGATAATATATTTTTTAATAGAGATATTTACAAGGATTTAGATTTGGCTGAGGATAGATGGATTTCTACAAATAATGATATAGAACATTGGAAAGAAATGTTTGAAACTATCATTAAAGTAGATAATTCAGTTCATTTACATAAAACAGAAAAGTCAGGTGTATTTTTAAGAGCAACCGCAAAACGATGTGGAGAAGTAACAAAATATATAGATCAAGCTAAAAAAAATAACAAATATCAAGATATGTCTCCTCCTCCATGGGGTTATTTGAATTTATTAAATGTAAAAACACCATCTGCTGGAGATAAAAATAAAAAATTTACAAGCCACGAATTAACTTTACTATACAAATCATACTCATCCTCTTATGATAATATCGCCGAACTATTAAATTGTAAATTCAAGTATTTTGTTAGGGAGGTATTGTTAGAATTCAGCGATGATATAAGAACAATAGTAAATTTTGTTAAAACAACTGATATTATTTTCAATAAAGCTTTTATTTCAAATAAATATAATTATTGTAAACCGCATATTGATTTTAATTACAGAGGAGAAAATTCATTTTTTGATGCTAAAAACTTACGACATCCTCTTGTAGAACATATTCAAACAAATGAAACTTATGTAGCCAATGATATTTCAATTGGATTAGATAATTGCGGTATGTGCTTGTTTGGTGTAAATACATCTGGAAAATCCACTATCATTAAGTCTGTTGGTATAGCTATTATAATGGCACAATCAGGCATGTTTGTTCCTGCCAGTGAATTTAGATATAAACCTTATAATACTATATTTACTAGAATATTAAGCAATGATAATTTATTTAAATGTCTTAGTAGTTTTGGAACAGAAATGTCTGAGTTTCAATATATTGAAGAATATGCTGATGAAAATAGTTTAGTTTTGGGAGATGAATTATGTAATGGAACTGAAACTGATTCGGCAGTTGCAATATTTGCTGCTGGATTAATGTTTTTAAATGAGAGAAAATCATCTCATATATTTGCTACACATCTTCATGCAATATTAGATGTTAAACAAATTCAAGAAATTACAACATTAGATATTAAACATCTTGAAGTTATTTATGATGATGTTACAAAAGATTTGATTTATAAAAGAACCTTGACAGATGGTGTTGGTAAAAAATCATATGGGTTAGAAGTATGCAAGCAATTTAATTTTTCACAAAAATTTCTAGAAAACGCTCATATTATTAGAAATGAAATACAAGAAAGAGATATAGATATTAAAACAAGCACATATAGCAGTAAAAAAATAAGAGGAAAATGTGAATTTTGCGCGAAAGAAGGCGTCGAAATGCATCATTTAAATCCACAAGAATTAGCCAGTGAAAATGGATATATAGGAACACACCATAAAAATCATAAAGCTAATTTAGCAAATGTATGTAAGGAATGTCATCATTCTATTACTGTAAATAAAATTATCCACGAAAGAATAAAAACATCGATTGGTTATAAATTAATCGAGATTGGGAGAGAAAAATAATAGATTTATATTATATTATGGCTTCATTAATAAAGTTTATTAGAAAACATTGGGAAAATATATACCTTGTTATTTGGTTTTTATTTATGTTTTTAGTAATTCAAGTAGCGTTAAATTATAAATTTGTAGATGAAAAGAAAAAAAAAGGAAAAAAAGAAAAAGTAATTACCAAGGTAATTGAAAGTATGAAGAGTAGTAATAAAAAAGTAACAAAAGACATCTGTAACTCGAATAATATAGAAAAGGCTTGTGCAAAAATAGGAAAATCCGGACAAAAAGCTTGTAATACTTTAGACTGTTGCGTTTGGGCTAAGAGTAAAGCAGGAACTTTCTGTGTCAAGGGTGATAAAGATGGGGCCGATTTATACCAAGATAATAAAGGAAACAAGTGGATTGAATACTATTACTATTTAAACAAGAAATACAAGATCGACAGTATATAATTAACTAAAAATTGATATTAATATAATAATTGTTATTATATTATATACAATGATTATTCCTGTCAAGTGTTTTACATGTGGTAAAGTTTTAGCTGATAAATATCAGTTTTATCAAAAAACCGTTGCTGAACTGAAATTAAAAAATAATGAAGAATTAACTGAGATTAAGTATCTTAATTCTAATAACATTAAAAAGACTGCCGAAGGTAAAGTTATGGATGATTTAGGATTGACAAGAATGTGCTGTAGAAGACACATGCTCACACACGTCGATATTTTAGGTTAATTATTTATAAATTTATCTTTTTATCTTTTAATATTATATATATGGGATTAAGAACTAGAGCAAGAAGAATGAGAAAACATAGAACTTGTAAAAAAAGAACGCGAAACCATTTGGGTGGTAAAAAAAGACGCGGAAAAAAATCACGTCGTAGAAAATCTAGAAAATCTATAAAAAGAAGAAAATCTAGAAAAAGAAGAAGAATGAGAGGCGGTAGTGGATGCGGATTAAACAAAAATTTAGGAGAACAATTTACATTGAGACCTTATAATAATTTATCCGCAGCAACTCCTCGTGGTGGTTATGTTTCTACAAACAACAACTATAATGTTCCTACACCTTATCAAGCATCTGGCGGTGGTTCGTGGGCTCAAGATTTCGGTTTATCCGACTTGTTTAGAAGTAGTTATAGTTTAGGCAATATAGCTGGTGGATTATATCAAAATTATAATGGAAAAGATGGATACGAATCTACAAATCCTATGGACCAGGAAGCAATGATTAAACCACCACATTACAGACATAAAATACCCGATGTAAAATCTCATCATAATGATGGTGTTATTACTTCAGCAAATAAAGGTACTGTTAAATAAATTACTTTTTTAAATTTTCTTTATAGTTAATATATAGAAAATGATGGATTTTAAGAAATTATGTACTCCTGCCATGTTATATTTTGTGTTATCAGCCGTTAGTTTTTTAGGAATGTTGATGCAAAATTGTACCGATAGTTCAAAATATAAAGTTGGCACCATGGAAGTAGAAAGTCCTTGTCATAATGCTGCATTTTTTGTAGTAAAAGCTTTATATATTATGTTTTGGACTTTTGGTCTTAATTGGTTATGTAAAAAAGGTTTCAAAAGTGTTTCATGGGCTTTAGTTTTATTGCCATTTTTAGGTATGTTTTTAGCAATCGGGGTTGTTTTTATTGCTTTATTAAGAGATGGTAAAAAAGAAGGTATGAACGAATGCGATGAAGGATATGAAAAAGATGCACAAGGTAATTGTGTACAAACCGATGGTTTCGCTGGAAGAGAAGGTATGGATGTAGATGAAGGATATGGTGATAATTTTGAACCTAATCCAAGAATAGAAGGTAATCTACCACCTATCCCAAGTAGTGCTCCAAAGGGCAAAAGAAGAAAAGAAGGCTTTGTAGAAGGAATGACCTGTCCTGAAGGACAAGAAGAGCGCGATGGCGAATGTGTCCCTGTTGGAGATGGCTTTGGTGTAAGGGAGGGATTTAGAGAAGGTGCTGAAAATGAATGCCCCGACGGTCAACAAATGGTTGATGGTTCTTGTGTAGATGTTGATTCTGGAGATAGTTTTAGTAATCGTGAAGGATTTTATGAAGGTATGGACGCAAATGATGCTGAAGGTTATGATGATACCGAAGGTATGGAGGATGATGAAGGTATGGATGATGATGATGAAGGATTTGTTGGTGGTGGAAATTGGCCTGCTATTGGACAATTATTATAATTATTATATTTTTTAATTAATATTTGAAGTATTTATTAAAAAAAAAGCTTTATTATTATAATATAAATGAATATCGAAACAAAAGATGCAATATCATGGAAAACTATTAATAAAATGTTTGAAGATAATCCTGAATTTTTAATAAAACACCATTTGGATTCATATAACCAGTTTTTTAATGAAGGTATACAAGAAATATTTAAAAACAATAATCCATTAACTTTATTTAAAGATAAAGATGATGAAACTGGTATTTATAAACATAATTTGGAAATGTATTTTGGTGGAAGAAATGGAAATAAAATATACTACGGAAAGCCTATAATCTACGATGAAGATAATGAAACTACAAGAGAACATTATATGTATCCCAACGAGGCAAGATTAAGAAATATGTCTTATGAATTTACAATTCATTATGATATTGAAGTAGAATTTACTATATACATATCACCTGAAGATAAACAAGGTTTAAGAGGAATGAATAAATTTGAAAAAAAAGTTATTAAGTTTGAACTAAAAAATAAATATTTGGGTAAATTCCCAATCATGATTATGTCTGATAGATGTGTATTAAAACATTTACATCCTGAAGTTCGTTTTAATATGGGAGAATGCAGAAACGATATTGGTGGATACTTTATTATCGATGGTAAAGAAAAAGCAATTGTATCACAAGATAATAGAGCCAATAATGTATTATATATTTTGAAAAATAAACCTGATAATAAATTTTCACACGCTGCTGAAATTAGATCTGTCTCTGAAGATACATCAAAACCACAACGAACGTTTTCTGTAAGAATGGTTCAAGAAAGTGGCAAATATACAAATAAACAAATTGTAGTTGCTGTTCCAAATGTTAGAAAACCTATTCCTTTATTTATTTTAATGAGAGCCCTTGGTGTTATTTCTGATAAAGATATTATTGAAACTTGCTTACTTGACTTAGAAAAATATAAAGACTTAATGGAATTATTTAGACCTTCCGTCCATGATGCTAACCATATTTTTACACAACAAAGTGCCCTTGAATATATTGCATTATTAACAAAACAAATGACTAAAAATACAGCAATGTATATTTTAATGGACTATTTACTACCACATATTGGAGAACTAAACTTTAAGGCTAAGGCTCTTTTTATTGGATATGTTGTTAAACGGTTATTACTTGTCTATGTTGGATTAGAAAAACCAACTAATAGAGATAAATATAGTTATAAACGAATAGAAATTACTGGAACATTACTACATCAATTATTCCGCGAATATTATATTAAACAATGGAAAGCCATGCATAGAATATTAGATGCTGAATATTTTTGGAAACAACGCGAAGGTTCTGGTATTTATACTGGTTTAAAATTTCAACATATTATTGAAAATAAATCATTTGATTTATTTAAAAATAAAATTGTTGCTGTTGGAGTTAGAAGAGCTTTTAAAGGTGATTGGGGGTCTGAAGCACATACCAAAAAATCCGGTGTAGTTCAAGATTTAAACCGACTTTCTTATTTTAGTGCTCTTTGTCAAATGAGAAAAACTAATTTAAATATTGGCGATGCTATTAAACAAACTACTCCTAGATTATTGAATAGCACTCACCACGGTTTAATTTGCCCTACTCATGTTCCATCGGGTGGAAATTGTGGATTACACAAACATATTGCTTTGTCTTGTCATATTACTAGCGGCGAATCTCCTTTATTATATATTCCTTTATTACGTTCTATGGGTATGAAATTATTAGAAGAATGCCGTGTTGAATATATTTCAAAGTATACAAAAATGTTTATTAATGGTGCTTGGATTGGCATTATAGAATATCCTGTTAGAATAGTTAAATTTTTAAAACTTTATAAAAGAAATAATATTATTGACAAATACACTTGTATTCATTTTGATTTTAAACATAATGAAATACAAATATATTGTGATGCTGGAAGACCATGTCGCCCTTTATTTTATATGCATGAAGATGATTTAAGTTATACTAGAAATGACGTATTACAAAAATATATAAATAATACAATTACATGGAAACAAATAGTAAATGGATTTGGAGAAGATTATGAAAAATATAAATTATGTGTTAATCCATTGATGAAATCTTTAAATGAAGACGGTGAAGAAAATTATGATGATTGGCATATGGAATTAATTATAAATTCATCCGTTGTTGAATATATCGATGGGTTAGAAGGCGAAGGAACGGTCTTAGCTCATTCCAAAGATTCAAATATTAGTAGTTATATTAAAAATCGTGTCACACACGAAGAAATACATCCATCTTTATTTCTTGGGATAATGGCTAATATGATTATTTTTCCAGAACATAATCCGTTGCCTAGAAATGCTTTCTCTTGTTCTCAAGGAAAACAAGCAGTTTCAGTATTTCATACTAATTATAGAAATAGAATGGATAAGTCAGCAATGTTTTTAAATTACGGACAATCTCCTTTAACTAGAAGTAGATATTGGAAATATGCAACAAATGATTTACATCCTTACGGTGAAAATGCTATAGTTGCTATCATGTGTTATACTGGATATAACCAAGAGGACGCGGTTATATTAAATAAAGGTTCCCTTGATCGAGGTATGTTTTCAACTACAAAATATGAAATGTATGAATCATTTGAAGAAATTGAAATTATAGAAGGTGTTGAAATTAAAACAAAATTTTTAGATGTTGAAAGACACAATGTAATTAGAAAAAAACCAGGATATGATTATTCAAAATTAGATAAAACAACTGGATTAATAAAAGAAGGTTCGGTTATTGATGATAAAACAATATTAATTGGTAGAGCAATGGATGACCCAAACGAGTTCAATCAATATATCGATTCATCTGTTACAACCAAAAAAGGTTCTACAGGCATTGTTGATAAAGCATTTATTACTAGTGGTCTTGAAGGAAAAAGAATAGCAAAGATTAGGATCCGTTCTCAAAGAACACCGACAACTGGTGATAAATTTTGTAGTAGAGCAGGACAAAAAGGAACAGTCGGTCTAGTTCTTGATGAAATTGATATGCCTACTACTGCGGAAGGTTTAAAACCTGACATTATTGTAAACCCTCATGCCATGCCTTCTCGAATGACAATCGGACATCTTGTTGAAACTTTAACATCTAAAAACGCTGCATTATACGGAGGCTTTGGCGATTGTACTGCTTTTATAAATAAAGGACCCAAACATGAAATTTATGGTGATAATTTGATAAAATTTGGATATGAAAAATACGGACATGATGTATTATATAATGGTATGACAGGAGAGCAATTAGAAACTGATATTTATATTGGACCAACATATTATGAAAGATTAAAACATATGCCGAAAGATAAAATAAATTATAGAGCAAGAGGGCCAAGAACAGTTCTTACAAGACAAACTGTTGGCGGGAGAGCAAATGATGGTGGATTGCGTATAGGTGAGATGGACCGCGATGTTATATTAGCTTACGGTATGTCTGGTTTTATGAAACAATCAATGATGGTAAGGGGCGATGAATATAAAGTTGCTATTTGTAATCAAACCGGATGTATAGCTGCTTATAATGAAAATAAAAATATTTTTCTTTCTCCTTTTGCTGATGGTCCGTTAAAATTTAAAAATAATGTAAATAATGATATGAACCTTATCAATATAAATAAACACGGTAGAACTTTTAGTATTGTAAATATTCCATATGCTTTTAAATTATTAATGCAAGAATTACAAGGAATGAATATACAAACTAGAATAATAACCGATGATAATATAGATCAATTAGTAAGTTCGGAAAATGGAAGAGAAATAGAATTGAAATTTGGAGATAAAACACTAAAAAATATATCAGATGAAATAAAAATAAAATCATCGCAATCAAATGATATGTTATTCAGGGAAAAAGAAGCAGAAAAACAAGAAATGAATCCATTTGAAAACTATGGATTACAAGATGTTACACAACTGTCTTGGAACCAACCAACTGATTATTCGTATGATCCATTTACTAATGAAGGCGAATGGAATGATGGAACTATGGGAACGGGTATGGGAGTACAAGCGACAGATATGTTTGGTAATTCTCTCGGACAACTACCAGAACAACAAGAACCTAGTTGGAGTTCAGGACAAAAAGATGAAGACGATGAATTAATGGAAGAACAATTTTTATCCGAACAAACTGGTAAATTAGAGATAGGGCAAATGGTTACTTATACAAACGATGGTGGTGAATACGGTGAAGGTATAATACAAAATATTGAAGATGAAATGGTTATGATAAGAACCGACGATGGGGATGTAGAAATAATAGATACTGATGAAAATAATAGTATTAAAGTTATGGAAAAAGTTAGAGCATCAAGTCCAGAATATAGTCCCACAGGTCCGCCACAAGAAGTTCGCCCAATCTCTCCTCAATATAGTCCCACAGGTCCGCCACAAGAAGTTCGCCCAATCTCTCCTCAATATAGTCCAACAAGCCCAACACAACGTGCAAATTCACCAGTATGGACGCCTAATTATGGAAATCCACAAAAAGACGGAGAGACAAGCGACAGCGACAGTGAAGAAGATGAAGATGGAGAAAAGCCTCCTATTATAATACATCATCAAGAACATGATTCATCTGATTTAAAATTACTTTCAACAGTAGAAGATTTAAAAGCAGATATAGATGATATGGCTGAGAATTCTGGTGATAAAAAAATTGCTTTTATTGAATAAATTGATTTAAAAATAAAATAAATATATATATTTAATTTAGTATGTCGAAAAATCAAAATAGCACAACAATGAAGAATATTTTTAAATCTAGAAGTATTATTCTAGATTTACTTGAAAAAAGAGGTTATAATGTAAGTGATTATAATAATAGAAGTTTTGGTGAAGTTCAAAATATGTTCTCCGATAAACAATTGGATATGCTTATAGAACATAAAACAGATAAAGTTATAATTGAAGATCATGATGCAAAAGAAGAAAGACCAAAAAAAATACTTATAAAATACCATTTACACGGTAAAATAAGAATAAATCAAATTTATGAATATATCGATGACATTTATCATATAGAAGAAATTTTGGATAAAAAAGATGATTTTATAAAAATTGTAAAAGATAAACCAAACGATACATTATTGAAATTAATGAATACAATTTGGAATGTTGATGGACTTTACTTTACAATATATAATTTAAATAATTATTTGTATAATATTTTAGAACATGAATTAGTTCCAAAACATAGAATTCTATCACTCAAAGAACAAGAGGCAATTAAAAAAAAATATAATATAAAAAACAATAGTGAATTTCCTGAAATCTCAAGATTTGATCCGGTTGCCGAAGCAATAGGATTAAGACCTAATCAATTATGTGAAATAATTAGAAAATCACCAACCGTAATTGAAACAAAGTATTATAGATTATGTAATTAATTTTAAAATGCTAATTAATTATATATGAGTGAACATACTTTTAGCACAGGTACAAGACCCCCTGATTTTTTTATTAATAAATTAGATGGAATGAAAACAAGATATAATTTAGTCAAAAATGAGTTTTTAGATAGTTATGATGACTATAAAAGAAATGTGGATGGTAGAAATAGGAATAAAAGAAGTAGAACCAATTGGGACACTTTAAAGATGGATTTACACGCAATGAAAGTTTCTATACAAGGAAAAACAAGCGAATTTAAAGATATAATTGTTAAAGAAGGAGGAGATATTGATGATGAAAGAAAAAAATATTTAGATAAAGACAAACAACTTGATTATAAATCTAGAATAATAAAATCAGCAAAACCCATGAAGGTAATAGAATATAATAAAAATTCTAAAGTTATACTTGAAAGTTTATATTATACAACAGCATTAATAATGATGATAAGCTTTATGTACAAACAATATAATCAGTAAATTAAGCATTATATAAATTAAAAGTTTTCTATAGTTAATTTATATAAGAATGTCAAATAAACATTTAGATCAAGGAATTCATTTTATGGATGCAAAAACCAGACACAAAAAAAAAGAAAGAAGCGTTGAAAATTCATTAGACATGAGTAATTTATTCGGTTCATCCTTTAGAGAAGGTTTTCAAGAAAGTTTCGACCAATATATCCAATTAGACGAACAAGTATTAGATTTTGGTGGTTCAGCCAAAGGAGAACAGGATAAGGTTGTATATAAATCTTTAGCAGATGTGAAACAATTTATTAAAAATAAAGCTGATTTTTGGGGATTTGAATATGAACCAAAAACGAAAAAAGCGATATATAGGTCTTATCGCGACGGTGCTTTACCAAAAAATGATGGTAAAATTCCAACGGTTAAATATGCAAAAGGATGGAAAGTATTTTTAAAACCAAATAATGGAATGCCTGAATCAAAATTAGCAACTATTGGTGAAGGAAATGCGATTGAAAAAGTTATGGCAAGAGAAAGACAAGATATGCAAAAATTAGAAACTTCTTTTAATAATTATTTAAATCAATACAAAAGTGTATATAAAGCATATTTAGAGGAAATTGTTGCGAAACAAGGAGCCGGTTCTTCGAATGTAAGAAATAGTATTCGTTTAGGTCCTGATGGAAACAATTATTATATTACGGGAATGGGTATTGCTAGACAGTTTGATGCTGGTTCTTGGCAAAATAGAGATAGAACTTCTTGTCCCGATTCTTCCGGTAGAATTACAGAACAAGATCTACAAAAATTATCAAGAGGTGCTAATATGGGACAAGGGGAAATGTGTAAAACAGGTGGATATAATGCTAAAAGTGCAAACGGAGAAGTTGCTTGGATTGATTCAGAAGGTTTAAGGCATGTTTACAATGATTATGCTAGTAGACATAATACCTGTCCAAAACGTTTCACCCAAATGTCTAATCAAAAATTTAATGCCATTCCCAATGGTAAAACTTGGAGTGATAGTGATCAATGTGTTTTATTGGATTTAGATACCGAAAAAGGAAGACAAGCACAAGCATTAAATGATAAATTAATTGAAGTAGCAGGTCAAATGAAAACCTTAATTGAAAATAGTGAACACAAAGAAAGTCTTGTAAGAGATGAAAAGGGCAATGAGAAAAAAGATTTGCTTAAGGTATTAAAAAAAGTAAAAGAAAAGCGCGATGAAATTAATGAAGCAAGACAATCAATTGAAACAGCAAAAACGCAATATAACCAACAACATAAAATGGTGAATTCGGTCCATTTAAAATATATTGCTTGGACTTTAGCAGGTTTGACAATTGGAGCAATGGCAATAAGACAAATTAGATCTGCTTAAATTTTTTAATCTATTTTATCTATATATATTAAATAACATGGGTTTCGAAAATATACTAGAAGCATTTTATTCTAATAATGAAAAAGGTAGAAAAGCAAAAGCAATTGGACAGGGAAATTCATTATTAAACATTAGGGAAAATTTAATGAATGTAATAGAGGCTGGAAGAGAAGGTTTTGATACAACCAGATTCAAAAAACTCGATAAAAGAGAAAAAAGATGGATAAGTAGTTTAGAAAGTAAATACAATCGTTTAGTATCTGATTATGCTAATTCATATAAAAATTTTTTAATAGAACATAGAGAACTTGAAGGACAGGTTGCTACATGTAAAGCACATTGTTTAGAAAAATACAATACAAATGTAAATGATTATGCCAATAAACGATTATCATGTGCCGCTGGTTGTCAAATTAAAGGCCCATTCATAGCTGAATGTAAAGATACTTATACTGGAATGAAAAACCAACTTAATAAAAAATGTGGTAATATTACACCTGGCAAATGTTCTGGTGGTAATGTAACTGTAGGACAAGATAATTATGTAACTGCAAGTAATTATTCGGATAGACAAGGAAAAACAATTAAAGATGGTTGTTGTGAATGCGGTGGTGGCACTGGTGGAAGACCTTCTGCTGAAATTAATGGTAATCAAGTAAAACGATGCGATGATATATATAAAGCATTCGGGTTAGAAAAAGGTTCTGGTGCGGATTTTGCTTATAAACAAGCTTGTCATGGAGCCAGTAAAATTGAAACAGGTCGAACATCTCAATTTTACAAAAAATATAATGGAATTCAAGCTAAAAACCAAAAGATTACAAATGAAGCACAACAACTATATAATACAATTGACCATTTAGAAAATGTTGATAAAAAAATAAAAACATCGACTATTGATTCAGAAACACAACTTCACGGTGATTTAAAAAGTTTTGAAGAAAAGTATGCTATACTACAAGAACTTGGTGGCAAATATGCAGGAGGAAAAGACCCAACAATTGAAGCTCAAAGAAAATCAATTTTATTAAAAAAACAATCTGAAGAAATGAGTTTTTATTTTATGAGTATTTTAGCAATTGTTTTAGTAGTAACAACAATTATTAATTTTAGAAGACCTATTTAAATATATATTAATTTTTTATCATTAGTTAATATATAAATGTCAGTTCAAAGTGGTCAAGACAATTACAATAAAAACACCCGCCCTGCTAAATTAGCAGAAAAACATGAAAATACAATTAAACAAATCAAAGAATTACAAGAACTTGAAAGATATATGTTTGCTAATTTACAAGGAATTAATAAATCTTCACCAGATGCTAATGAACAGGAAGAAAGAATTCGCCAAAGAATTGGAGAGTTAGTAACTATAAGACAAAACTTATTTGGTAAATTAAGTGGTATGTATACATCAACTCAAATAAATGTAACAAAAAGTCGCGAAGACTTGGCAGACCAAATTGCCGTAGGTAAAACTATGGAAGATGAATTAAAAAATACTGAAGAACAATTAGAGGTTCTAAGAGCAGAAAGAGCTAATAAAATGAAAATGGTTGAAATTGGTCAATATGAATATGAAAGATATAATGAATTGAGAGGTATTATGAAAAATATTGTTTATGGTATTTTTATTGTTTTAATTATCTCATTTTTAATGAGACAGCCTTGGTTCCCTAGAATTGTTGGCGTTGCTTTGATCGCTCTTGTTATTGCTGGAACTATAATTACTGTTGCTGGTAGAATTTACTATAATATGAGAAGAAATGATAGAAACTATGCAAGACTAGACCAAGATTACGGCGGTAGATTTAATAAAATTGAAATTCCACAAAACAATTTCCAAGCTGAAGGCAAAGGAATTTTATCTATGCTAACCTGTGAAAATGCCGGAAAAGCATACGCATCAGCAAAAGCATCAACACTTCAAGCCGCCGCAAATCAAGCCTCAACAGAAAGTTTTACAGTAATGGGTGGTTTAGCGGCTCATGACGGAAGTTCATCTAAATTCAGTTTTTTGAATTAAAATCTTAACATTATACAACTATGAGCGAACAACAACGAGATAGAAAAATTTTAGCAAAAGAAGAATATGACTATGCAAGATCAAATAAAAGTGGAGCGGCAGCTCGTTTTAATAAAGCAGAAAGAAATTATCACGTGCTTCATGATAAGATGCCTCAATATCATAAAATTTTAAAAAAAAGGCATAGTGAAGAAGCCGAAAAGATTGTTAGTGGTTGGGATACTATTTTTACTGATTATTTTGAAGATATTGAGAGCTTAATTAATTATTATGAATCGCAATATGCTTATGTTCCACAATTAAAAGATATGAATGTTATTTATAAAGAAAAAAATAAAACTTTATACACTGACTTAGAAAAAGCTGTAAATAAGTCAAATATAGATATTAGACTTACTAATTATTATAATGATACTAGCGAATATCAAAGAATTATCAATGAATATTTAAAAGTATTTTATTGGATTGTTTTTGCTGCTTTCATTATAATGTTTATTTTTATGGGTGGATGGAGAAATATAAAAACATATGCTTTTATAATAACTTTAATTACTTTCCCTATATTTTTGATAAATCCTTTGATAGGTTTTGTTTTTTCTAAAATGCAACACGTCGCCATCGATCATTTTTATCTTGGTATCGGTGCTTTAATAATTTTTGTATTTTCTTTCTTATCTTATTTCAATAATTTAGCTTTATCTTCGCTAAAAAAATCAGTTGAATAAATTATAATTAAAAATGTTATAATTTATTTATTATGCTTCATCATCATATTCTTCATCATGAAATCCATCGTATATTATTTTCCAAGCCTTATAATGTTTTCCTGCATTTTGATTATTTTCTCTCTCATATTCTCTATCCAAATATCCTATTAATTCTGTCATGGGCGGAACTCTTGCGTTTGGTCCCTGATTAATTCTCCACCATTGTTGAAATTCTGTCTTTACAGCTGTTTTCAAAACCTTATCTTGATTATTTCCAGTTCTATCTATTTTATCTTTCATAAATCTAGCCAAATAATCTTCACGTTGGCGATAATTTTCACTCGCGGATGTAACTTTTTCACAATCGGTGACTAATCCCATTTTTTCTTGTGCTATTTCTATTAACATACTTAACATAAATGGAGCCCATGTATCAAATCTTTCTTCTAGATATTTATCCATGGGAAATTGTTTATCTGCTTTTACTTCTGATATTTTCTTACACCCTTGTGTATCTATAAATTTAGATTCAAAATCTACTTTTCTTATTCTTCTCCAAGTTCCTCCATCATTTGATGTTATTATTGGCATCTCATTTAAACAACAAACTAACGAAAATTGTGGCTGAAATGTTATTGGATCATGAAACAATTTTCTTCCTGTCAATGGATCTTTACCTGTCAATTGCTTCATTACACCATCGTTAATTTTATCACCCTTTGTCGATTCTTGCATACAAGCATAACGAATACCTTTTAAATTAGCAATTTCCGGTGATGCTACGCCTATGTTTGTTCTATTTCCCATTATTAATGTGATTGGAACTGATATATCAGCATAATCTCCCATTACTTTTTTCATAAATGTAACCAATACAGACTTTCCATTTGAACCATTTCCATTGTAAATATTAAATGTTTGATTACTATTGGTTCCTATTACAGCCGTTGCTAAATGCTCCCACATATATTGCCTTAAAGCTTCATTTACAAATAACTGTTCCATAAATGTATTGATTTCATTAACAGTTTTAACATGTTCTTCATTATCATAATCTATTTTTACATAATCCAATTTTGTCGATAATGATATATAATCTTCAGGACAACCCGGTCTAAAAACCCCTTTATATTTAGTTACTGTTTCATATTTATTATTTTTTAATTCTTGAACATCATATGGTTCGCCTTTAAAATCATAAATACCATTATTACATCCTAATTTATATGGATCCGAATCTAACTTCTCTAATAAATACTCGTCTCTAAATTCATCTTTACATTCCTTCATTATATTTTGTTTATGTGTTGTCCTTCTACATTTAATAGCTATTTCATTGTATATTGTTGTTTCCTTTGTTAGTTCTTCTATTTTTTGAATATTCCCATTATTTTGATTTTGATTTGGTGTTTGTTGGTTTCCTTCGGTTTGTTCTTGTAGTAATACTCTCAACTGTGCAAATACTTCCTTTTCTTTTTTTATATATAGTTGCGACATCGTCTTTGATATTTCTCTCCTCAAAGAAGTTCCCGATTCATTTTCACACCACACATGCTTAGTATACTTATCCCTCTTTCCAAATTCCCACCATTCACCATTCTTCTTCAAATTTACACAAGCAAACCTATCTTTATACATTAAATGAGCCAATCTTGCCAAATCATATTCTGTACCTTTTCCAAATAGCGTATCGTGAATATATTTATCAATCGTTTCTTTCCATATCTTTTCGTATTCTTCTGGATTTTCCGACTTAGCCCAATATTTAATAGAACCCAATGTTAATGATTTCTTTTTATTTTTTTTAAAATGATCCCATCTATTGGGTATATCTGTACCACAATCATTCCAATCAAAATTATCCGATTTTGAAGAAAACGCAATCCAAGACAATATCGAAATATTACTTGTATGTTGTAATGCCATTCCAACTTTTAACCATTTGTCATATGGTTTATAATAATCTTCGCCTAACAACATTGTATACTTATGAGCGTTTATTATTTGTTGATTTCCTGAATCCATTATAAATGCTTGTATTGCCAAATTTAAATCTTCAATACTTTTTATATTATCTAATTGATTTGTTGCCATATATAACTCAAATTTTGTATCTTCTTCTTCCAAAGACATATAATTTGTTTTGTTTGCTATATTGGTTAATTGTTGTGCTGCTTCTTCTTCTATTTTTTTCCATTCTTCCATCATCTTTTCACTAATTTGTGTGTTAGACCAATGACTACAATTTCTTACTGAAAACATCTGAAGTATTTTCTTTTTTTCTTTAAATTTTATTAATTGTTCTTCGTCGGCACTTTTCCAATCAAATATATTAGTTCCATCATTGTATTCGCATTTATATAAATACGTTAATTTATAAGGCTTGCCTCCCGGTTTTTTAGAACCATACACTTGCCATCCTGTTTCGCCAGTAGATATGCTTTCATCAAGTATATCTTCATACTTATTTACTAATAGATTTTCATCATCGTCTGGGTCTCTTAAGTCGCTCAATACATCATCTATGCTTTCTAATACCATTGCCCTTAACATTTTCTGCATATCGTGTTTCATTTTTAAACCAATTATCATATGAATACCATCTTTTGATGTATATTCTTTACCATCAGCTGTTTTTCCTTGAGTAGGTAATACATTTATTTCATCTTTCTCAAATACATAAATATTAAAAGAACTTGTATCACTTGTAATTTTAATTAAATCTTTCAATTTATCACAATAACAATCTATTATATCGTCTATATGGACTTGACTATGACGTCTTTCACTAACATTATTATATCTAAAATCTAAATCTATTAATATTGGACCACCATTTTCTCTATCTTGTATTTCTGTTAAATATTCTGGCAATCCCTTGGTTATAACTTTATCATAGTATAATTTATAAAAAGTATCAAGGGTCTTTTTATCATTCATTACATAAGCACCACCATATACATTCAAATTTTTTGCGCCTATTCTAGTATGTGTTATTTTTTGACCCGGAAATTTTGTAGATTTTCTTGTAGATAAAAATTCTTGAAGAGTTCCAAATTCTTCTTTCTTCTTTACTTTTGCACTTTCCTTTTTATTTTCATAGTTCATTTTCATTATTACGTATATTACTCGAACATTATTTTAAATCAATTTTTATATTTTTTTTAATAATATTCAAATATCCACTTTTTAATTCACGCATTACATGGCATTAGAAATATTTATATAAAAAGTATTTATAGAGATATTTCTAAAATATATATATAATGTCATCGGTCGTATCAGCTTCTAATTTATCTAATAATTTAAAAAGGCTCTTGAGAGATGTAAGAAAAATTATAAAAAATCCTCTAATCAATCACGGTATTTATTACGTTCATGATACTAATGATTGTAGAAAAGGATATGCTATGATTATTGGTCCAAGCGAAACCTTATACAGACACGGTTTTTATTTTTTTGAATTTAATTATCCAAATGAATATCCTTATGTTCCACCGAAAGTTACTTATTTAACTAATGGCGAGAATATTAGGTTCAATCCTAATCTATATAGAAATGGGAAAGTTTGCTTGTCTATTATAAATACTTGGAAAGGAGAGGGATGGACTTCTTGTCAAAATATTTCATCTGTATTGTTAACTATTGTTGCTCATGTTTTTAATAATGAACCTATTTTAAATGAACCCGGTGTAACAAAAAGACATCCTTCTTATAATGCATATCATAAAATTTTAAGATGGGGTAATTATAAAGTTGCTTTCCATGATGTAATTATAAACGGTGTTCTCCCCTCAGCTGATTATAACAAATTTTTCTATAAATATATCATGGAATATGTAAAAGAAAATAATAAATTAATTTTAAGTGACCTAGAACAATTAGTAAAAGATAATCCTGAAAAAGAATGGATTAAATCTAGTATATATAATATGAAAAATCTTGTTGATTATAAAGAAATTGAAAAAAGTATAAAGGTCTTAATTAACGATAAATTGAATTTAAATAATAAATAAGTATATATATAATAATCATGCACTTTTGTATCAAATGCGGAAATATGTATTACATTCAAATTCAAGAAGAGACAGAAGAATTAATTTATAGTTGTAGAAAATGCGGCCATAAAAACGAAGAACTTGTAAATCAATTGGATAATTTATGTGTATCGAAAACCGATATGAAAAAAGATACATCGTCTGTAGATAATATTATAAATCAATATACAAAATTAGACCCTACATTACCAAGAATTACAAATATAGATTGTCCTAATAAAGAATGTCCTTCTAATATACAAGACATGGGGGCAGTTGAAAGTAAGGACGGGGATAAACATAAAAAGGTAGAAAAGGAAAAGGAAATAGTTTACATAAGGTATGATGATACTAATATGAAATTTATATATTTATGTTGTGTATGCGAACACGCTTGGAAAATCAAACAGAAATAAATTGATTTAAAAATATAATATAGTATAATTTTAAATATGAGTGATTTTAGCGAAGACAAACCTAATGTTAATATAGAAGATGTTAATATTCCTGAAGAAGAAGAAAAAATAGAAGAAATGTCTTTTAAAGAACCGCAAACAAATGAAGATTTTGATGAATCTAGTGAAGATGAAGATGAAGATGATGATTTTAAAAAATTTGATTTAGATATAAAAAATAATAAACTTATGAACTATCATCCTGAAATGAAGCAAATATCTTATGAAGAAATGATAACTTTATCTACGGTTGTAAGGGATAAAAATGGGATTATTATTGATCCATTGCATAAAACATTGCCTATATTAACAAGATACGAACAGGCAAAAATCATTGGTTTAAGAGCAAAACAAATTAATTCAGGTTCAAATCCTTTAATTGATATTCCCGATTCTATGATAGACGGTATTACAATCGCACAAGAAGAATTTAAACAAAAAAAGATGCCTTTTATTATAAGAAGACCTTTGCCGGATGGTAGTTCAGAGTATTGGAAAATTGAAGATCTTGAAATACTTGAGGTTTAATTAATTAAAACTTTTTTAATTTCAAAAATATCGTTTTTTTCTCTCCCCGATACTATAAAATATAAATTTTAATATAAAATTTATATTTTATCGCGTAGGTCTACTTTGGTTCTTTGCCAACATAGTATAAATTTCTTTTTGTGTCATATTTGCAGAATTTGGAAATAATGGGCCAGCTAATGGAAATTTTGTTACTTGTCCTATAGCATTACAAGTTTCATTTAATGGTTTATATAGTTTTGGATTGTTGGTGGTATTGCTCCATCTACCATATGGAAATGCGTTATTTTGACAAACAAATACAAATAAGAAATCACTCATATTAGACCTAACTACAACACCCTCCCATTCAATAACAGCTCGTATCCTATATCTATAATTTGTATATCTTACAGCACTTGTATCCGTATATTCAGCTCTGTCAGATGTTCCAATTATATCATATACTGGTTCTCCTGTTATAAATGTTAATCGCAATACTTCAAAATTTACTTTTGTTGCATATCTTGTTAATGTTGGATCGGCAAAATCATATAATGTTTTTCCTATTTCTTCAACACTCCAACTAAGATTTACTTCATTATCATTGGCTATTGTATATAATAAATTTATAGGTGGAGTAACTTTAATTGTTCTTGCTGTAATTGTTCCTACATTTGTTTCCGCAAATAAATCATTATCAGCAATAGACATTTTTATATCTACCTGACCTTGATGGTCGTTACTTACCAATGACATAATTCCTCCTGTTAATGTTCCGTCAATATTAGTAAATGTAATATTACCTATTGATTTATATTCTAATGTAGATAATTGAATTTCTCCAAATCCATATTGCCAATATGCTTGTTTTGGATTTATCGGTTGATTTCTATAATATATAACTGTTTTATCGAGAGGCAATCTTATTGATACGTATGAATTTTCAGTACCTTGTGGATATGTTCTGCTATATTGTGCTAATATTTCACCATTGTCATCTTTTAATTCATTTGAGTAATTATTATTTCCATCATAAAAAGTAATTTTTTGACCGAAATTACTTGGATCACTTGTATCTATATATAACACATCGCCTTGTTTTGAAATAATAGGATTTTGATAATTAAACTCTGTCAATTCTGTAGCACCAGAAGCAGATTCACTTATTATAAATTCATTATTTGAAAATATAGATGTATAATTAAATGTAACAAATGTTGCTGTACTCGCTACTATATTTGCTTCTAGTAATAATTCCTCTGTAATATCACTTAATCTTCTTGGTAAAATTTGTACGATGTCGCTGAAATTTGGATTCTGATAATCAAAAATATCTATTAATACTTTATTTGTATTGATATAAATATTAGCAATATTAACTTGAATTGATGGTATATTCTCAATTTCATTGTAAAAGAAATTAGTAGATTTTGTAGATATTCTTACTTCAAATTCATCTACATCACCCGTTAAACCATAAGATTCAGATATAAAACTTGGTTCCGTTCTATTACCTATTAAATCTCTAGCAGGATAAGCTATTACATCGGGCATATCAATTAAATGAGGATATTGATTAGCAAACTCAAAAAATATTGTTACATCACTCGGAAGCATATCAATCCTACCCTCTGGTAAAATTTTTATAAAAAATTCAGTAGAACCTCCTAATTCAATTGTTGCTAATTCTAATCCAAATCTATTTACTACTTTAAAATCAATAATATTAAAAGACAAAACATATATATCGCCATCTATAGATGTTCTTACATTCACAATATAAAAAGTTCTACCTTGAATTATTTTTACACGTTCGTTGTATGTTCTGTAAAACGGATCATCTGAAGCCATTAATATTGGTATTACTCCATTTTCTTTTGGTTCTGTTGCTTTAAAATTAAAATTCCAAGTTCCTCTATCTCCTTTTGGTATTACAAGTGGGTCTGATAGTACTTGTAACCACGATGGTTTTGCTTCTGTATATATAGTTATTTTTTCTTTGGGTGTAAACAATGGTGTAAAAGTTACATCAGTTATTTCATTTTTTATTGTAGCACATTTAAAATCATATCTAGACATATATAACGGATTTCTAATTTTAATTAATGGATTATCATTTTCATTTGAGCTCCATATATCTGTTAAACTTAAATATCCAAAATAAAATTCCCATACTAAATTCCCTGGAAACTCTGTATAATGGATTAAACCAGTTTCTTGATTAAAAGAATTTTCATCTAAACCAATTCTCTGGTCATCTTGTAATCCTATTGTTGTTCCTCCATATTTACTAGCTTTCAATGGATAATAAAATGTCCCTGGTCCTTCTCTTACTTTAAACATGACAACATTAAAACAACTCATCCCTGGTTCTCTTGGATCATCCTCCATCAATTCTCCAAGAAATTCTTTTATATAACTTGTTTGTATAAATCCAAATTTGAAATTTACTATTTTGCGGTCATTAAACCAATCTGGCGCCATTGCTGCTGTAAATATTTCTTTTTTTATATAAGCTTTTGGTATTAGTTCATCTTTCCATTGTACTAATTTAAAATAAAATTTTGATGTTAATGGAAAGCCATCCCAATGCATATTAAAATTTAAACACCTAGTCTCTACACCTATTCCTGATGAATTTGAATATGAACCTATCATAGTGGTGGCCATAATATTATATTATAATTATAAAATAAAATATTAATCACACGTATTTGGATATCTATAATTTTTACTAGGGTCTGTTGCTCTTGGATCTAATGTAGCTGGTTTAGGTCTTAATCTTTTCGCATATCTAAAATTTTTCATCATTGTAGATACTCTAATCTTATAATTTTGTATTTCTTGTGATTTTGTAATAGAACTTTCATTTTCAGGACAATTACACAAACCTTCATTATCTAATATTACAACTGTTGGAGGTACATATGGAGATTGTGTAAATAATGTTCCGTATTTATATTTTGTTATTTTATCATAATCTTCAATCATTTCATTTCCGGAAGAATCCGTTGTTATATTCCAATATGGATTTCTATTATATATATTATTTGATATATCCGAATAATAATTAGGAACAGTATTACGAACTATTTCATAAGACCATCTTGCTAAATAGGGAACATTATTTAATTGGTCCGAAAAAGGAATATGCCCTGATATATCTAAACCTTGCAAATCATTATAAGACGGCGAAACCCATATTTCATCTTTATTAAAAATTACACTAGAAGCATCCATAAAATTTCCACCACTTATATCTATTGATATTTTTTTCTTTAAAGCACCTTTTATTTGATACCCGTATTCGCCATTACTAACATCCTTAAAATAAATATTATATATTCCTTTATCGAAATTTTCCTTTGTTTCATACAAAACTGGTGCTCCATATATTCTTTGATCTCTCATTCCATAAAAATTTTCTGGTATTGTCCATCCAGAAATATCATTATATCTTTTTTCATTATTCGGCGACCATAAATAATAACATATATCAATACTTGATACATCTTGTAATCCTGCCAATTGTTCATATATATTTCTAGATAAATCTATTAATTCTCGTCTTGCTATTGATATTTTTATTTTTTCATCTCCATCATATATTCCTGTATTTAAATGTTCTACTAATGGTTCTAACGGGTCGTATAATATTGGTGGTATATCTATTTCTACAGCACTTACATCAAAATCAATATAATCTGGTCTTTGTCTATCCAAAGCACTATAAGCAGAATTTACTACTCTATAATTCCACGCTAATACCCATTTACCAAATATTAATTGTTCTTTTGTTATACTGTAAACATTATACGGTATTGATGGTAATATATTTACTTCGTGATATGGATTAGATGATACTATTGTATATGATATATCGTATACATCGTCTTCCCATAAATGATAATCTTTTATATCTTCTACTTGACTATAATTAGTAGGTAATTTTGTTGAATTTGGAAACCACGCATATATGTAATACGTTAATGTTGTTTCAAAGTCATTTTGAACCCAATAACGTTGCAAATTTACTAATAGCGGATATACTATTTTATCATAAGGAAAAGTAACAATCATTTCTTTTCTAAAACGATTATATGAAACATCCAAATATTGTGTTGGATAAAAAGGTTTTGGTGGAATAAATTCCGTCGGTATAGAATATAGTTTTGCATATCTATAGAAATGTTCAAATGGATAATCTTCACTTTTTGCTATATATGAACTACCATCCGCATTAAATCCTATTTGCCAATCTGATACACGCTGAACTTCATTTGGATATTCTGTTTGGACGATAGAACTCTCTAATATTAAATCATTTGAAGGGTCATATATTGTATATTCCCATCTAGATATATAAGGAACATATAAACCATTTGATACATAATTTTGACTTTCATAAAAGGCTGGTTCTGTATCTTGTTCATCAAAATCCTGTGGAACAAATGTATTTAATACAACTGTTGTATTTGATAAATCATTTATTTTTGTTTGCGTGTTTGATATATCTGGAAAAAGAAACCTTGCTGTTACTGGTCTTTGAACTATTGGATTAGCTGATATATCATATGCTTGTCCTATGGTTGTGATTTGGTCTAATGTTATCCCCCAATCGGGTAAATCAAATATTTTTTCACCATTTAAATAAATAATTACATCCATTTGACCTGTTTGTTGTACGGTGTTTAATATTCCTCTTGTAGGTGTATATGTGAAGTGATATCTTAATGTATTATCTTGTTCTTCTTGTAATCTATATCTAACATAATGCTGTTCGTTCGTTCTTACTGTGGGGTCATAAGGAGGTTTGTATATAAATCCTTCTTGTTTAAATGTATCAGCCCCTACATCATCCATCCATTTTGTATCCGCTCCATTTCCATTTATACCTATATGAAAATTATCTATATACGCTGGTAGATCTGTTGTTTCTGTTGCATCTGTAGGGCTATTACTAAAGCCCCAAAATGCTTGATTACTACTCAAATCAATTGATTGTGATATTGAAATACTATTACCCATATTATCATGAATATCACAGTAGTAATATATTGTCATTGGTATTGTCTGTGGGATTTTAAATGTTATTATATTTCCATCCGCATTTTTTGTAATTCCAGTAGTCCATTCATCCCCATCTGGTGCTGTTCCAAACTTAAACGGATGTGTTGTTGTAAATGAACTAACATCAAATGTATACGTATTTCCTGTAATAAAGTTTAAAATTGGATTTTCATTTCCATCTATATAATATTTTCCGCCAACAGCTGTTACCACGTGATTTATCGTCTCTGCTGTTCCAGGTATAAAGAACTCTATCATAAAATCATTAGCACATATATCTTGTGCGTCAAATTGTATTACTTGTGATATATCAAATGCAGCTGATTTTACTACTGGATCTCCACTTGATATATCTATTGGATGATACTTATAATTATAAACTTTATTAAGAGATATATCATGTAATGTAACTTTCCTATATTGAATACCAGGCTCACCACCAAATCCCCAATCATATATTGCTCCCGATGAATCACTATTATCATTTCCTAACCATACTCTTTGCATTGGTATAATTTCTGTAGTATCTATATATTCTACTGGTGTTTGTTGTATTCTTAAATCTTCTTCTCCTATAAAATCTTTGGGTAATTCCCATCTTTTTATACCTGATAATAATTGAGTATGTTCATAATTAGGAGACCATAAAAGAAAATTAAAAGTTAATAATGTATCATCCGACAATAATCCTTTATAATATGTATTCCACATTTTAATTAGTCCTGTTATATCATTATTTGATATTTCTAGTGTCATTCTAGTTAAATCATTCGGAACTTTAAATATTGGTTCAACATTATCATATAAAAATTCATTATATCCTATATCAAAATATGTTGGTTCGGCAAAATAATCTACTGCCGGAATTAATGGATATGCTCTTGCTTTTGGATTTATAAAACTATGTTGAACTGTATAGCTCCATATTCCTATATATCTACCTGGTAATAAAGTAGTTTCTCTTATACCTGTATCTGGAATATCTACATATAACACTGGTGGCAACATTTGTGATCCTGATGGAGGAATATTAAATGATAAATCATAACTTGTAAAAGCGTTTGCTGATATGTCTATCAATGGATCATTCTGATCTCTATCTGAACGACTTTTTGGTTTTATTACATAAAATTGAAATGATATTTGACAACCTAAATCAGTATTATATACTACATTTCTTGATAAATCTTCAATTTCATTTACATTCACTGATAATCTTAAATTTTTATAATATGTTTTTGGCGCGTTTGGATATTCTATTCTACGATATGTCATTATTATTGGCTTTGGTTTGTATATTTTACCATATTCTGTAAAATCAAAATAATTATATGGACTTATACCGTTGTTATATGATATATCTAAAAAACTTACATTTCTTGGGTCATATCTATTTGATTTGTCATATCTATATATATGATATTCAAAGCTCCAACGAATATAATATTCATTATCTGATATATCTATTATTTTTTCAGTTGTTGCCGGAAATTCTTCTTTTGATTTCCAATTTGTAAACCAACCATTTCCTGGTGGAACATTTAACATATGAACGTATAATGGATATGATTTCAAATCCGTTAAGTATGGTCTCAATATTTGTACATCATCGGGTGTATATTCTTCATATCCTATCCATGTTGGTTCATTTACTTTAATATCCGCTTGTGCTCTATTTTCTATTAATAAACTAGAATTTCCTCCACTAGCATCTTTATACGCCCAATCTCCTCTATCTTCTAAAGGTAAATCAAAAAAATCATAATTTGAATCTGGAAATACGTTATATTTTAATGGATTATCGTTTAATGTATATACCTCGTCAGCAGATATATCAACAAATCTATCATTATATGGATAAAATTCGGAATTAAAATCCCGTGTTTGTTCATTATTGGTAATTATGCTTATATTTATCGAACTCCCCAATACCGATGAAAGTAGATATATATATAAAGTTTTTGGTGATTTTTCATCAGGTGTAATTTCTATATATGAACCTGGTTCTCCTTGACTATTTCCAACCAATGTTATATTTCTCCTATATTCTTCGCTTCCAACATTTACTCCTTCATTTACTAAACTAAATTGCATTGGATAATCTTTAAATATTGGATTACTAACATCAAATCTATATGTATTTCCCTGAACCATAACATTACTTAATTCATCTGTTGAATTATTAATACTATAAAATCTTAATTGACCGTCCCATTCAAAACCTCCTATATAAAACAACTGCATTATTTCAACACTATATGTTTTAGTTGTTTTATTTTCAGCAATCTCATTTGTATATTCTGGATTAATTAAAAGCGAATTTCCACTTGGATCTATTACTGTTTGACTTTGACTATCTTTGAATATATATATTTTTAATGTAGTATTAATTATTTGATTATATTCGTAAGGATGTATGTAGATATCTCCTGCCATTGTTTTGAAACGTGGCGTTTCTCTATCTGGTCTAAATCTTGAAACAAAATTATTTGATAAATCTTCAATCGATTCTGGTGGTATTGTTACTTTTAATCGTTGATTTATATATTGTATTATTGGTTTTCTTTTTGGTTTAAATTGTTTAAACGCGTTTATATTAGAAAATTTGCTTATATCAGCTCCATTATTTGCTATTGTTAAATGCCTCCATTTCCAAGGCCGCCAATTATTTTGCAATACTCTTGTTCCAGCCCAAGGACCTATATCATCGTCAATTGTTTCTTGATCTAATTTTATACCAGGTGTAAAAAATGGAAATGTTCCCGATATTGGTATTCTTCTTGGAGTATAATTCGTAAGATTATTTGTATCATTCCAATCATCAAATACAAATTCACCTGCTCCCAATATTCTATATGTATAAAAAGCATATACATTACCAAATTTTGGTTCAATTATATTTATTTGATCGTTCAATGGCATTCCACCAACTGCTGGTGCTAATTTATATATAGTTAAATAATTTGAAGAAGTATCGGCTGTAAAATCTGTAGTAAAATTGTGTGTATATAATTTAAAACCGTCTATATCGTCCCTAGGATTACCTAGTACGGTATTATTCAAGGTTTCGTTAACAGTGTATAATGGATACACATTTGTTTGGTGACAATTTAATTGTCCTGTATTTTCATCTGCTATTTGAGTTAAATTTGGAAAAAATGAAATTGTTTGACCGTTATCATGAAACCAAGGGTCATTTATTTCTTGCCAAACATAAATATAATATTCACAATTTCCATAAGAAGGACTTCTATTTTCTCTTGATAAACTACCATTTATAGTTTCTGGCGCATTATGTGCTGTATTTTCAAAAATTTTAGTATCTAAATCTTCTTTACACTGTTTTATTCCAGATATGTCAATCGCAGGTATTTTTATATTTATATAATCTAGGCCTCCCATATAGTCGTCATCTTCTGTAGAAAACCAAAATGTTTCTTTTATGTATTCATTTTTTTTCTTTAAATACATAGAGTATTTATTTGTCCCACCATCAGAACTTTTGTTTACTACTGTCATCAATTCTTGTACTTCTACATAAAAAACAACTTCGCCTATTGTACTATCTAAATGTTCTTTTGTTATTCCTGTTTTAAAATAAAACCCTATTAATTTGGGATATTTAAGTGTTCTTTTTTTCGCATCTATTAATGATATATTACTTATTGTGCTTTCTTCTAATCCACCACTTAATATTTGATTTTCAAATTCTACGTATGGATAATCTGTATTATATGTTATTTCCGGCTTGTTCAGACTCTGATAAAAAAATGGATTATTATATTCTATTGTATCTGTCATTCTTATATATATATTTAAATAATAGATATATATTTAAAATCTCCACTTATTTCCACAATTTAAACAAGATACAAATGTTGTAATTGGTTCATCAGCCGATCTTGTTTGTTGTTGATAATAAGTACATTTATTTTTTTTACATTTAAAACATTTAAATTCATCTGTAGCAAGTAATTCATCCTCTTTTCCAAAATTTTTATCTCTATTTATTTTTGCTTTAATTAATTCTTGCCATTTTTTTGGATTCAATTCTTGATGAGTTAAACTAGCAATATTTTTTGTTTTTAATTTTCTATCTTTTATTTTTTTTAATATTTTTTTCGCATTTTTATTATGATTAACATCTAAATTACATAACATACTTCTAAATTTATCAATATATAATTGTACAAAATATTTGTTGTCCCATTTTTTCACTATTTTTTTTTCATCGCTAGATCTTATAGCATAATTATATACTCCTTTTTCAAGGTTTATTATTTGATTTTCATTTAAATCTTTGAACCGTTCTTTTAACTTAAGAACGATATTATCTCTAAATTCTTTTGCATCTACTACTTTCATTATTTAATTAAATTAATATTTATTTATATTATTTCAATTTTTTATATTTAATCTGATACATAACCCTCTTCAGATAATTCTGAGCCAGCTTCATCTTCACCGCTTTCATATTCAAGTTCATCCGAATCTTCTTCTTCTTCTTCTTCTGTTTCATCTGAATCAGCACTTTCAACGTCTTCCAACATTTCTTCTTCGGCACTTTTATCATTATCGTCATCATCATCATCATCATCATCGTCTTGTTCAGGTATATAATCTCCATCATCTTCAGAATCTACAATAAAACCGTCTTCTTTTGAATATCCTTCTTTTGTTTTTAAATGTTCTGGTATTTCTTCCTCAGAACTATAACTATCCTCTTCTCCTAATTCTTCAAAGCCGCCAAATAGTTTTTCATAACATTTTTCCCATTCATCAACTGTTAAGTCAAAAACTTGTGTAGAACTTCCTATATCCATATGATCGTGCATAATACACAACATATTTCCATAATATAGTTCTTTATCCACTGGTGGTGGTAAATCATATTTATTTATTGTACTTTCTCTACCATTGTTTTTAGCATACAATGTAATATATTTATTTCCTACAGGCCAACTTGCTCTCCAAGCAAAATGATTATCATTTCTAAAACCTGCCTTTTTATATAAAGTAGATACTTCTACACTATTCAGATTGGAGTTTTTTAACTCGCCAGTTTTTTGAATGAGTAAAATTTTTACCATTTTATAGCAATCATGAAAAGGGTTTAAATAGTTTATTTAATTATTATTTAAGATGTTCATTTATTATCTCAAAGAAATTGACTTTTCAAAAATAAATATTAAAAAGCTTATTGATAAGCTTAAAAAAAAATTAATATTTAGAGAAAATGAAAATGTTGAAATCATTACACCGCACGATATTATTTATATAAAAGATGATGAATATTTCAAGAAAAAAATAAATTATAGCAATGATTGTAGTATAATAGAAAATTATGATAATTTTACTTTGTTTAAACAATCACAGAGATTTTTTTATACAAAAGAACCGGTATATAACATTCCAATTAAACACAAACATTTAATTATAAAAAAAATGAAATTTTATTTATCAAAGGAATCTAAAACTTGTATTGTAATTGAATTTTGCAATGATGTATTTAACGATCTCTATTTTTCATCCGACCAAAATGAAAATAATCATTCTTTAAAAGATGATATTAGTTATTTTGCTCAATTGATTGTATAAACAATATATATTATGTTTTTATGGATATTACAAACAACAGTTATTTCTATAGTTTTAATCGCATCCATTCATTATATATTTGTGTTTTTCAAAGAAAATTTAACTATTCCAAAAACAAAAGATTTAGTAAATAAACCCGTGCAAAATTATAAAAAAATGTTGAATATTAAAGAAAAAACAGAAACTAACACGGATAGTATGAAGTCAGAATTAAAAGAATACATTAAAAATTTAGTACCAAAAAATAGTATAAGTGAAAGCCCACCTTTAAAACAAGAAACCAACATTGACAGTCAAGGAAACTTTTTTCAAGGAAACCAGCAATATAGTTCTTACTAAACAGCTTAAAAAGATATTATTTATTAATATTAATGAGACTGAATTACAATAAAATTTTATCGAACTTTCCTGAGATAGAACTTTCTTATGAAAAAAACTTATATAAGAAAACTCTATCTGTTGATTTTTATTTAGCAATTCCCAAAGGAAGAAAATATTTTGCATGGTTCCACTATTATAAAAACGAACCTGTTTGTTATTTAATGTGTTTAAACAGAAATAAACGTACTCTTGATAATATAACAATAACTTCTTGTTGTTTTGATAAATCTTTATGTATTGGCAAAGGAACCATTTTATATGGAACTATATTTTTCATTAAAAATCATATGTTTTTTAACATAGAAGATATTCATTACTTTAAAAATAATTATTGTAGCAAATATAACCAAGCCGACAAATTAAATTTATTAAAAAGTATTTGTTCTAATTATATTAAACCTGTGTCTTTTACTAAAAAAGACATTGTTTTTGGTATGCCTATTATGACACAATATGAAAATCATTTAATAGATGCTTTAAAAATAATTCCTTATGATATATTTTTCATACAAGGAAGAAGCATGAATGGTAAAAACATTTTTTATAATAAAAAGTGTTATATTGAAAAAGAAATATATGCCAATTTTCTTATTAAACCCGATGTTAAAAATGATATTTATGAACTGTATTATCTAAATAATATCGGTGAAATTGTAAAATATGATTATGCCTATATTGATTCTTATGACCGCAGTGTCTTTATGAATAAAATTTTTAGAAATATTAAAGAAAATCAAAACCTAGATGCTCTTGAAGAAAGCGATGATGATGAAGAATTTGAAAATATTAATGAAGATAAATTTGTTTATTTAGAAAGAGAATTTGTATTTAAATGCAAATATCTTAAAAAATTTAATATGTGGGTTCCCATTAAATTAGATAAAGACGCGTTAGTTTCTAAAAATTCTGATTTAATCATAAAAAAAAATAAGAATTAATATATATATAATGTCTGTTGATTCGAAATTACTTAAGAACACACAAAATAGTTTTCAATGGTTCCAGAATGCTAAAAAACAATCCGGAGGAAAAGGTAGAGGATATGGTGTAAATTTTTCTTCGTTAAATAATGATGCTAATTCTGGCATAGGTTATAATAGAGCATCTAGTTTAGCATATAATCAATGCGGTCAATCAGGTGGAAATGGTTACGGTTTTACCGAACAAGGTGCTACTGCTTCACAAGCATTTAGAGGTAGTTATACTCCTATTACTACTTATTCTAAAGCTAAACAATGCGGTGGAAAAAGAAGAAGTAGAAAATCTAAAAAACGTAGAAAATCTAAAAAAGGTGGTAAAAGAAAACGTAGAAAAACTAAAAAGCGTAGTAGAAGACGTAGAAAATCTAGAAGAAAATCTAAAAAAGGTGGTAAAAGAAAAAGACGTAGAACTAAAAGAAGAACCGGTACGTTAAATACTTTAGCTAATCCTCCGTTGCGCGGCGGGTCTACCGTGTCATATGGTGCTGGTTTCCCAAAAAGCACTCCTTGGTCTTTAGGACCTGTAAGTATACAGGCAAACAAACCATCTTGTTTTGATAATTACAGCCACGGGAAAAATAATTAATTTTATATAATAATATTTAGTTATTATATAATGTCAGGATTTATTCAAAATGTTGTAGGAGCTCCATTTAGTATTGTTAGTAAAACCTCAAAAAAATTAGGTGACACTGTAAAAGGTGCCACTCAAGGAAAACTTGTTCTTGGTGGAAAAAGACGCAGAAGATCGCGTAGTAGAAGACGTAGAAAATCGCGTAAAAGTAGAAAAAGTGGAAGACGTAGAAAATCGCGCAAAAGTAGAAGACGTAGAAAGAGCAGAAGAGGCGGACGTAGAAAATCACGTAAAAGTAGAAGACGTAGAAAGAGCAGAAAATCGCGTAGAAGTCGTAGAAGAAGTAGAAGAAGACGCCGACGTTAAATTATTTTATAATATTTAGATAATTTCTAACTATATATTATATTATGGCATTTAGTCGTAGAAGAAGAACTAGAAGGCGCCGATCTCGTAAACAACGCGGTGGTGGTTGTGCGTGCAATGCTTCCAAATTTGGTGGCGGTAAAGCTAAAATGGGTGCGAAATCCAACCCTTTCTCAAGTAAAAAACGCGCTATGAAAAGTCGTAGAAAAGGTAAAGTTTACTTCAAAAAGAAGGGTAGAAAATACAGCATGAAAAAATAAATTTCTTATTTAGTCATCATTTAAATTAAACATTAATTTTCCTTGTAACAAGGGCTGATTCTTTGAATTAGCCTTTGTTGTTTTCCTTTTTCTACTATATGTAGTCCAATCATCTTTTTTAAATCCTGTTACATCTGTCTCCATTATTTTGAAATTTTGTTTATTATAAAATCTACGTCTTTTTGTGTATTGCCGTTGAAACATTTCATGTGAATCTACTATATCTACTACTAATTTTTCTTTCCCTTTTTTTCTTAATATTCTACCCACTGCTTGCGTTACATCTGTTTTTGGCGTTGCCATTATCAATGTTGTTAATGTTTTTATATCCAACCCTTCTTCTGCCATCGCATACGTTGCTATTACTACTTGTTTCCCTTCGCTTATTTTTAAGTCTTCTTCTTTCATACCTCCTACATAATACCCTACTGTTGCTAATCCTCTATATTTTATAGCATCATGTAAATATGTTAATAAATTCCTATTATGACCCAATATCATTATTTGAGACTCGCGTTCTTTATCAGCTTTTAGTATTTTTTCAAGAACTGTTAATATAAAATCTCTTCGCGGATTAAATTCACATAATTTTTTTATCATTTTTGAATAATGCGTTTGACCCCTAAAATTCAGTTCTATTCTATTAAAATCTTCATCTACTACTTCATAATTTATTGTTTTAACACATACTTTTTCTTTCCCTTCTCTTTCCTTTTTTACAACTACATTTCCTAGAAACATCTTTATTACTTTTGTTAATCCATCTTTTCTTTTCATTGTAGCACTTAACCCCAATGTATATTTTGTTACTACTTTAAATAATGCTCTACTAAATACCTCCGCACCTATATGATGACAATTTGATACTACAGGTCCATCTATAAAATCTTTTTGTTTTCCCCCTGTTTTTGTCCCTAATACAAAATTATGATTATCTTCGACTTCAATATCATATACATACGGTTTTTTGCATCTATTCGCGCCTTTATTTTTAAAATAACTTTTACTCGTCACTTTTAACAGACCATAATCTAAAAATTTACTGTCCCATTCATAGTTTTCTTTTCTTACATCAATCTTGTATCGCATTGATGCTTGAATATATGGCGATATCAATTGTAATAATTTTAATGTATTTTCTTTATTAAATCTTAAATAATAATATTTTCCTTTCGTTTTAGAAATAGTACAATCAATTCCATAGTGATTAAATTTTTTTACAAACTTTTCTTGGATTTCATAATCAAAATTATTTGAATGTATTGATATATAATTGCTAATACTACCATCTTTTAATTTATGTTTATCAATACTTCCGTCGTCCATATACCATATCGCAATTCCTCTTTCATCCAATTTATCTAATAACCAATCAGGCACATTTTTGGTATCTTTTGGTATTTCATCTTCCAAATCAAATATTTTTGTTTGAAAATTATAAGCGGGTTTTTGAGAATATCCATTTTTTTCTATATATGTTAACTCCTCAATACCAAACATATTTGCCTTCCATTCACAATATTCTTTTTGTTTATTACAATGTATTATTCTTAATATGTATCTATTCTTTTTTGTTATACTAATATGCCCGTCTCCCAAATATGACCCATATATAACTTGTAATTGGTCTTCATTTAAAGCCGGCGATATTATATTATCAATATGATTTTTATCATATTTAGATATAATTAAATCTCCTTCATTTAATTTATTTGCCTCTACATAACCTTTAGTAGTTAATATCTTATGTTCTGGCGTACATTTTATAACTCTTTTTGATAAATTTATTTTTATCAAATCTTCTCTTTCTTTCCTCCAAGCATAAGTCATTTTCTTATATTCAAATCGTTTTGTTTTTTTATTGAAACTTAATATTTTTGGCAATTCCTCTTTATTTAACCATTTTTCGTATAAACTTCCTATTCTTATCAAACCATTCTCTGTGTGAATATGTTGGTTATAAGGAAAACATTCATCAACAATAGTAAAAC